TCAGGGGAGGTCGATGACCGTGACCTTGCACAGTTCACGGATGAGCTGGGAGGCCAGCACGGCGGGCAGACGTTCGTCTCCGTACCGCAGCCAGGGGATCGAGCCGTAGGTCTTCCAGCCGTTTTCGGTCCACCGGTACTGAACCCCGGACACCCCCCAGAGGCGAGGCAGCTTGACGCGGAGCGGCACGAAGAGGTCAGCGTGCGGGCACTCCTCGACTGCCAACCGAGCGCACTCCACGCAAAGCGGAGGCATGTTCGTGAGTGAACCTTCCGGCCACGTCGGTGGGTCCTGCGGCGTCTGCCAGTCCAGGAAGAGCCAGCCGTCCTTGTTCCGGCTCGCGGGCTCTGAACACACCTGACACAGCAGGTCGTACATGGCCTCGCGCTGACGTTCGGTGTTCATGGAGTTGTAAATCGGCTTGCCCTTGCGGGAAGTGCGTTCAATGCGGGCCCAGAGGACCCCGGCTCGGTCGCGGTCGTCGGGCTGCATGTCCCTGTAGGCGAGACGCGGCGTCGGGGTGAACTCGATGGTCAGGTCGTCCAGAGAGCCGGCCTGCTCGTCGTCGTACGCAACGACAAAGGGCGTCACGGTCGGGCGCGCGAGTGTTCGCTTAGGCACTGCCAGCTTCTTCCGATTCCGCGAGGAGGCCGCGCCAACCCTCGCGCTGCCTCCTCTGTTCGATGGATTGGCGAACTGTCCTTGCCGACCCGTCCTGGCTGCCCGCCCTTCAAGAGGAGCGGCCAGGACGGGAGCCTGGCTACCCGGCCTTACGAACAGGCACGGGGCTGGCCGGGTCGTCGAGCCACACCTTGAAGTCCGGCCCGCCCCGGGTCGTGAGGCCGAAGCGGTCGAAGCCGGGGCGGCCCTGCTGGTGCCACCACCAGTAGGCGCCTTCGAGCTCCTCCCACAGCTTTCTGGGCCCGGCCTGGGCAACCTCGAACTCCGCGCGGCCCTTCACGTAGTCCGCGGAGGCCCAGCTCGTTACGCCCGTGTCGAAGAGCCACAAGCGGTACGAGTCGTCCTCGCCTTGGGTGACGCGACAGAAGAGATCCGGTACCTGCACGCCGATGGCGAACATGCAGATCCAATCGCCCACGTCGTCAGGTGACAGGTTCGTCTTCGACCTGACGGCGTCGAGGGGCCACTTCGCCGAGTCGAGGAACTGCTCCGTGAGGGGCAGGTCCTTCCGCTGCTGCCGGATGCGCATGAAAGCGGACGAGCTGATGAACTGCCCGCTTGCCACGCCTCCTTCATCTACGACGAGGCGAGCGACCGCCTCCCCGCCGTACACCGGCCCCCAGGGGGCCACGATGATCGCGTCGGGGTGTACTTGCCCGATCCACTGGCTCGGGATGTTTCCCACCGAGGCGGTCGCGATGATCCGGTCATACGGACTGCCCTTGCCGTAGCCGAGGCCGCCATCTCCGACGATCACCTGGGGGGCGAAGTCGGCGGCGTAGAGGCGCGTGCGGGCTTCCCCTGCCAGGGTGGTATCGATCTCGACGGTGACGACATTCTGGTCCCCGAGCCGGTGGGAGAGGAGAGCGGCGTTCCACCCGGTTCCAGTGCCGATTTCCAGGACTCGGTTCCCGGGCTCGACGCTGAGGGCGTTGAGCATCGAGAACACCATCGTGGGCATCGACGAAGAAGACGAGGGCGTCCTCCCCTTGCCCGGACCCGAGTACGTGCCGTCGTCCCACTGCGTCGTGATCGGGGCGTCCGTGTAGACCGCCCTCCACCACATCTCAGGGCTCTCCGAACGGAGTACACGGTCGTCCTGGCGGTTCATTCCGGCCCGGCCAGGCCAGATCGCGTCAGGAACGAACCGATCGCGCGGCACCGCCTTGAAGGCCGGCAGCCAGTCGGAAGACAGCACGCCCTTGTCGATGAGTTGCCGGGCCAGCTCGTCGGGGCCGACCTCGGTCGTCGTCTCGGTAGCCAACTTACTTACCGTCCGCAGGGCCCTGGCCGTCGTTGGTGTTACCGCCCTCGTCGGAGCCACCACCGCCGTGCTTGTTGCCGGAGTTGCTGTCGTCCTGCTGGCTTCCACCCTGGCCACTGCCTTGGCCTCCGCCGTGCTGCCCGCTCATGTCATTCTCCTCTGTGCGTTACAGATGACTTGGCTTGCGTCGTGCCGGTCCTGCTTACCCACCCCAGCGGCCCAGCCTGTCCTTCTTCGGGGCGGCTGAGGCGGGGACTTGCGCCCACCTCCACGAGGCTCCTTCACTTGGGCGGGGGAGCCGGAGGATCGAGTCATCTCGTGGAGGCGGGAGTCTCGGGGCGATCCTTGCTGACGAAGTAGGCCCAGATCATGTGCTCCAACTCCGCGAGGCACGAGGCGCACCCGTACATGGGCGCGTGCATCCCCTCGAACTGGGCTGGGCCGATCCAGATGACGGGAACGCTCGTGCGACGGCAGTAGAGCCAGCACATGCCAGTGATCCAGTTCCGCCCGTCTCCGGGTCGGGACGGTGCCGGCCTACTGGCCTCCGGGTAGACCGCCGCGCCGTTCATCACTCCCGCTGGCGGTGCGCTCGGCACTGGCATGGCGGGAACTTCACGGGATTCGCCATGATGGAGGGGTCGAGCGTGTCGGCCACGGCGGTGCGGGGTCTGATCTCCCGGTGCCGCCCGCTGGTGTTCCTCGTGTAGACCCGCAGCCACATACGGGACGGACGAGGCTCGTTGTCGGAGGCCGCTGTCGCGGGCGTAGTCGCCGCCCACGTCACGCCCGCTCCTCGATCCACTCTGCGAGCCGCGTGATCACGTCCGCCCTCGCACGCCCGAGTTCCACCATCGGCGTGTGGTCCACTGGATACGTGCCGCTGAGACTGGGGAGGGTGAAGCCTGCGTTCCCGAGCGCCTTCGCCAGCTTCTCGGCCGCGTCCTGGCCCGCGTCGAGTTCCGACCTGACCTTCTTCTCCGAGACGGTCTGTCCCACGGAGACCTCCCTCGTCGACTCGCTGTGTGTGACTAGCCAACTACGAGCGACCAAGATCAGTTCACACAAATCTTGCACAACGAGTCCCGCACGCGCTTCAGTTGAAGCTATGCGCACCGTTGACGTGGAAGAGTGAGGCCATGGAGAGCACGCCCGCCGCAGGTGAGAACATCGCGGTACTGCGCAAAGCGCGCGGCATCGGCCAAGCCAAGCTCGCGCGTGAAATGAGGATCACGGTCTCCTACCTGAGCAAGATCGAGACCGGCCTCCGCCCCGCCACGCCGCCGGTTGTGGCGGCTGCCGCAAAGGCGCTTCGCGTCACAACCGCGCGCATCAACGGACAGCCGTTCACTGATCCCTCCGAGCAATCCGACCTTCTCAACGATCTCCGAGGGGCCGTACGTCGGCATACGCTGCCGAAGGAGGACACCCCACCCCGCGAGGAGCTTGCCAGCGGACTTCAGACGGCAGCCAAGCTCCGCGCAGAGGCGAAGTACCTGGAACTTCTTCGGGAATTGCCCATGCTCCTCGGGCAGGCCACCGCGACGGCACTCGACGCTGGTGGCGACGCTGTGGCATGGGGCCAGGTCTCTGACCTGTATGGCGTTGCGTATGCGGTTGCGCATCGCCTTGGGCAGCCCGATCTCGCCGACATGATCGTGTCCCGTCAGCAGTGGGCGGCGCAGCGCACTTGGAACCCGGCCGCGGAAGCGGCGGCGGCGTGGAACGAGGCAGGCACGTACCAATCGGCCGGCGCGTACGACGACGGGCTCGCGATCGTCGAGCGCGCAATCAGCCAGTTCGAAGGTTCCCGTTCCAATGGGCCCGAGGCAGTCATAGTGCTCGGCTCACTTCACCTGCGGGGGGTTGTCCTGGCGTCTCGGCACGAGGACAAGAACGCCACCGAAGTACACCTTCAACACGCGAAGCGCTTGGCGTCGCAGTTCCCACAGGACAGGCTGCTTCACAATCTCACGTTCGGCCAGGGCAACACTGCCCTCTATGAGCTCGCGGCGCGCATCGAGCTGGAGCAGCCCAACAAGGCTGTCGAGATGGCAAATCCCATGGTCGGCCAGCCACCTGCCGGTCTTAAGCCGAATCGGGTCGGGCGGTTCTACATCGACTTGGCCCGCGCACGGCTGGCGACGAAGGACTTGCAGGGGGCCGAGGATGCGCTGAAGCTCGCCTTCCAGGTGGCGCCGCAGATGGCGGAGATTCATCCGATGAGCCGCGAAGTGCTCCGAGTGCTGTTCATCATGCACCAGCGCAGCCGCCCCGAACTGCTGGCCATGGCCAAGCGCACTGGTTTAGCAGCCTGACGTGATTCGCCCCGGCGCGTTCGCCAACGCACCGGGGCGGGTTCGAGAAGGAGTCAGACCGCGCTTTCGAGCGTCCAAGCCAGCCCAGCCTCCGCCGGGAGGCAGGCTAGCCGGGGCCTCCGACGTCCCGCCTGCTGGAGATGGCTGCCTGAGCGATCTTGGAGAGCGCCAGGGAGCGGTCGGCGTCGACAACGAGCCAGCCCTTCTCCAGAAGCCTCTGGAGCTGCGGTCGGACCTCGTCACCCAGCTCGTCCGCCAGGTCGTCGTCAGTCGGGGAGTCGCCGGCCTCATGCCGCTCAGCGACGCGGAGCACAAGGGTCTCCTCTTCCGCTGTGATGTTGAAGTCCATGAGGTGAAGGTAAGGGCAAAGGCCCGTGATCACCCCTCTACCGGACCCTATAATTCCGCGCATGGCACAGAAGATTGTCACCATCTACACAGACGACCTCACAGGCGAAGAGTCTGAAGAGGCGAAGACACATTCAATTGCGATCGACGGTATCGTTTATGAAATCGACCTGGGCCCGGACAGCTACGACAAGTTGATGGAAGCCGTAGGCCCCTTCATCGGGAAGGCACGGAAGGCCGGCCGGATCGGCAAGGGTGCGAAGCCGCGGGGCACGGGCAGCAGTGCCAGCGGTGACACCGCGAAGATCAGGGCCTGGGCGAAGGAGAACGGCTACGAGGTCAACGACCGCGGCCGAGTGCCAGCCGACATTCGTGAGGCGTTCCAGAAAGCCAGCAAGTAGCAATTCCCCCAAGGCCCCCTCTTCAGAGAGGGGGCCTTTTGTTGTCAGCAGGGGTATATAGAGAACCCCACACAGGTTATGTAGGTGTGATCGAGGCCAACTGGCGACGCCGCACCGCGGAATAGTGGCATAGTTCACTCAAATAATTCATTCCTTCACTGCGGAGAGTCCGTGATTCGACCGCGAAGCGGGCCCGCGCGGTTTCAGGGCGCCTCAGACGGCCCTTCAGGGCACATAGGCGGTTCCCTTGCGCACGCCGGCCGGGAGGCCGGCATGCAGCCACTGGGAAGTTTCATACCCGTACATGGTTTGAGGAAGGCACCCCCGGTGGGTCCTCATTGAGTGAATGAACGCATTACCCCCGTCATGTGTGGGATAGATCACGCGATTGATTCATTCATGAGGGATGCTCGGGAAGTCCCACGCACCACGAGAGGTGACCACTCCTCCGGTTGCAATGAGTGAATTATTCACCCTTCATGATCACGCACAGTAGAACTTCATACAGATTCGCGTGATCGTAATCACTCATTCGGCTATTGACTTAGCTGCTAGCGTCATGCAACGCGCGTCTTCCTATGAAACTTTAGGCCGCCTGGCCTCAAAGTCCTCGGAATCCAAAAGTTGATGTGCGAGGTGAACTCGCGTAATGTCTTCCATGTCGAAAGGCGCCGCCCCAAAGAGCCGCCCCGAGTACCACCCGCTGAGCGGTGATGCGGAAAGGGAGATCAGGCGAAAGGTGATCAGGTGCCACGACAGGAACGGCCCGCAGTGGCTGAACCCAGATCCACACGCACTAGTGATGAGTGCCTATGTGAGTCCGACTCAGGGCGATAGGCAGACCAGCTAGGAACAGACCATAGGTCTCGCCGTCCCAAACCAGGGAGGGAGGCACCCACGAAGGCCCGAAGTAATACCCACACCTAACGGTGTCAGGCGCTAGACGGAGTACCGGGAGTGGAGAGAGAACCGAGAGCGGGGAATGACCAACCCGCAATGGATAGGTCATGCAGTAAAGGACGACATGGCGCGTCCGGAGCCCAGCGTCAAAGCCTAGAGCGGCGATGCACGGGGTTGCCTTAAGTGTCTGAGTCCGGCGTCCTAGCCCCTCTGTAGGTGGGCTGTCAGTTCGAGTCTGGCCTAGGACACGACGGCGCCGAAAGGGCGCCGCCCCTACCTAAAAAGTTGATGTGCGATGTGATGGAGGTATGTCCATGGACACCATGACCCTGGTTGAGCAGTGCCGCGCGATCGTAAATGACGGCGGCCTAACCTTTTCCCCAATCCTTCCCACTCCTGTTGGCGGTTTCATGGTCAGCATTGCGGGAAGCGAGCGCACTGTCCCTATTGAATCCTTCGGGCCTGAAGTGCTGGCCGAATATATGGCCGACTATGCGTCCCACGTCGCCAGTCGGGGGCTGTTCTATGGCGCATGGATTGACGGTGGAATGGTCTACCTCGACCTTTCTATGAACGTCCAGGATCGCGCTGAAGCCATGGCCCTCGGTCGTCTTGAATCGCAGCTCGCCATATTTGATATCGCCAACAATGACGTTGTCTCTCTCTAGCGTTGAACTGCTTTGGCTGGGCCTGTGCTCCGGTACTGGCCTTTCCATGGCTGGTCAATGTGGCCAGTTGCGAGGAAAGGAAATTGTGTGCCCAAGCCCATCAAGTTGAAGGGGCATGAATTCTATGCCTTCGACCTTGACTCTGATGACTGGTCGACCCTTGCCGCGATGATTGTAATTCGACGCGAGTCGGCTTGGTATGCCCGCGAGATAGACCTTCTCGGGGCCGCTCTTCAGCGGATTATCGATGACGTGCGTACGCGACCCGACAGTGTGCGCCTGCTGGGCCAAGAGCTGTTCTATATCGGGCGCATGGATATCTCGGGTCACCGGTATAGCGGTGAGCTTGAGCGGATCATAAACAGACTTGTTTCGCAGGTCATAAAGGGTGGTGTCTAATCTTGGATTCCCTGCAAATGGCAAACGTGGTGCGACAGTCGGGCGGATCGCTGCACGGTTCGTGCCGAGACTGGACGGACGTGGAATTCTCTACCCTTCATAAGGGAATGGCATTCGTAGAAGTAATGGGATGGTTGGATGTGGCCCGCTTGCGCGACACCGTGACCGATCATCTGTCTCCCGTCGTATTTCAAATATCTAATGACGAGGTTGCCCGCTGGGGCTCTGACGAGCACATAGAGGAATACCTCTCGCGCAACTCCTGACGCGCTTTAGCCGGGCCCGGCACGACCGAGCCCGGCCATGGCCTGTCAGTCATGGCAGCAGGTAAAACCGCAGAACATTCCGAAGGGTTACACATAATGAGCATCTACGACGACGGCGCTGCCGAGACCAACAAGACCCGCGCTTACTGGGCCCTCGCGGCCATGGAAGCGTTCGGCGATCACACCGGCCAGCGGGAGTACTTCGACGGCACCCTGACCATCGCCCCGGAAGTCATCCGCGAAGTAGCCGGGGACCTGGTCGCCAACATTTTTCACCTGGCGCGCGTGAATGACCTCGACCCCGAATCGATCATTGCTGCGGCAGAAATGCACTTCGAGGAAGAAGTTCGCGAGGAGGCCGAGGAGGCCATCGAGAACGCAGCGGAAGAGGTCGTCGCTGAGGCGGCAACCGAGATCGCAATATCCGACGGAATCAGCCAGCTTGAAGACTTCCTGAAGGGGCAGGCAAAGTAATGGTGGATGAGTTCGGGCGGGTCCTGTGCAACGAATGCAAGATGGACCTTTGCGCCTATCCAGAGGACTACGAGGACGGCGGAAAGGGAACGCTGTGCGGTCACTGCTCGTGGGATGAGCACGTGTGCCCGGAAGAGCGGTTCGAGGCCATCATTCGCGGGGCCGTTAAGCGCATACGCAAGCACGAGGGCGATTGGCTGGCGACACTTCGCGAAGAGGTCCCGTCTTACGACCCACAGGAGAACTTGGCAGACGGCGGCCCGGAGACAGACCGAATGGACGAGGTACAGACGGACCAGGCTTTCGACGCCCAAGCCCTGCTACGTCAACTTCTGGAGGACTTCGAGGGGGTGGTGGCGTGAAGAAGGCAGACTCTTACTTTGTCGAGGAGCAACCAGACGGCAGCGTACGTGAATTCTGGGTGCGGGCGGGTGGCTATCTCCGGCACACGCTTGAGTTCCAGCAAGTCAGCGACGGGCTCGAACTCATCTGGGTCACCGACTCACCCGGGGGCGGAGCAGATATTGACTCACGAGCATCCATGGTGATCACCCACGCTGACGCACGGAAGATGATCGCCACACTCAGACACGTGATCAAGACGCAGCACTGACGCGCTTTGCCTCGGGCCGCCCGCCATCGGTGGGCGGCTCTTTGCATGGCCTGTCAGACCGGACAGCGCCACGAGAAAGGGAGACCCATGCCCAGAACACCCGGGACTGAGATGCGGCACGTGATCGCCGACACTGTCTTCACATTGACCGCCCCCAACCAGATATCGATCTGGTACCCGTGGCAACCCAAGTACGGCAACCCGGTACGTCCCCTCTTCTCGGCTACCTACTCAGCCGAGCACGACATGGGCGAGCGCTTCGACTTCGCAAGTACCGAGGAGTTCGCCGAGTTCTGCGAAGCCCACGCGTCGACGCACCCCTACCTCATCGAAGGCTCCAAGACCAACAACGAGGAGAAGTAACCCGCCATGCCAAAGATCACCATTCGTGCTGGGCAGTGGGAAGAGGACCGCAATCGAATTCGGGTCCGCATCTGGCACGAGGGCGAACAAGCGCCCTTCGTGGACATCGTCTTGGGCACGTGGCGCCAGCAGCTTTACAGGGAGATGCCTGCTATGACCCTCTGGTTCATCGCGGAAGAGAACGGCGTGGTTAACCCGCCGAAGATCTTTCGCAAGGACTACCACAACGACTACAACCCGTTCCTCTACGACCTGGTTGGGGAGGGGGAGAAGTGACCGGCTGGAGGTACGAAGTATGGGTCTGTAAGGACGGTTGGACGGACCCGGCTGCCCACGACGGGACGTGCGGCCTCTGGTCGTGCACTGCAATCCACTGGAACGGCCGATGGTTCAAGGCTTTTGAAGATGCGGTCCCGCACCCTCACGCGGTCGTGGAAGCGATACCCGTTGACATTGACCCGGGGTGGAAGCGGCACACCGTCTTTGAGCACATTCAGGGTGGCGGCTTGTGTAAGGGGTGCTGGGACCGGCATATCAACTCTCATAAGGAGCACGTGATTTCGGAGCCCATGGGCTGGTGCGTGCCGTGCGTCGATGCGCAGAAGCGGCGAGGCCCCCTGACCCGAACTCCCAATGGAGAGGAGTTCATGTGTGAGGACTGCCGCTCGGCGTTCCGGCGGAGCCACGAGCGGAACGCGTACGTGACCGGCCGAGACCCTGACTCTCGCCTCTACAGGCCCGTCCTGGACGTGGCGCGCGAGGACGCAGGAGAAGGGGAGCGGTAGTGGGCAAGGGCTCGACCAAGAGCGAAGTCCGGCACTTTCAGACGCTCGATGACGGGCGCATCGGGTGCTGGCTGGGGCACTGTGGCGCACCCGCAACGCGGTGGATCGACATGGAGCGGTACGGCATCCGCCGCTGGCTGAGTACGGCGTACTGCGACGGCCACGGCCACGACGATTTCAAGGATTCGCACCACACCTACCGCGTGCGACAGATCAAGGAAGGCAACAGCAAGTGACTACCTCAACCCGATGGATCGCCACCTTTGACGAGGAGGTAGGGCAGCTCGACATCTACAGCTCCAACGGCCCCGGGCCGATGTACACCTGGTGCCGACGCCAGGACCTGACCCACGCAATCCAGACGCTCATCCTGTGGAGCTGGGAACACCCCACCAACGGATGGCGCACCGCCCCGCAGTGGGATCGGTTGGGCGAGTCCAGCGTCATGGTGGCCGACGCTTGGCCGGTCCGGATCAGCGTGGAGGACCGATGAGCCGTATGAAGAGGTACGCCGAGGACGTGTGGGAGGTCCGGGAGACGGCCGGCCCGGCCGCGCTGCACGCCACTCCCCGGGCCTGCCTGAAGGCGATCTCGGAGACGTTCGAGCTGTGCGGAACGCTCGCCCAGCAGTACCACGACCCGCATGCCGTCGCGGCACGCTTGGTGCACGAGGCCGCCCTCTCCTACATGGCGGCAGTCCCCCGTGCGGCACGAGGGGCGGTGGCGGCCTGATGTGGAAGACGCTCGCGTCAGGGCTTCAGGTGAATCCGCTCGGACGCTGCGCGGCTGGCTTCTGCTCGGAGCCCGCGACCGTGGTCACCACCTTCGTCTCCCAGTACTCCACCGTCCCGCAGAACCCGCTCGGCTACTGCGCCGGGCACGTTGAGCGCCGGTTTGTGGACGACGAGACCTACGACCGGCGGCACCAGGACTACCCGGGCGTCGTCGGCAGCTCCGTCTACCGGCGGAGTGATTACGAGATCCGGGAGCCCAACGAAACCGAGGCGGCTGAACTCGCCTGGGAACAGGGCGCCGAGGAGCGGTGGAAGGCCGAAGGCCGGATCGGGGAATACCGCCGGATAGCCGAGCTGCACGCCGCTGACACCGTCGACGGGATGCTCGTGGACGCCTGGACAGCAGGGGCGTGCGTCGCCCTTCACGATGCCCTGAGCGAGAAGAACCGAGAACGCTGGCTCGCCATGACCGCAGCGCAGCAGTGCGACGTCGCCGTCCGGCTCACGATGGGCGGCCGGTGATGAGCGAGACCTACACCTACCACTGGGCCGTGTTGGAGTGGCCCGACGATGACAACCAGCCCCTTATCCAGGTGGTCAGGACCACCAAGGGACGGGACGCGGCAAGCGAGGCGGCGTGGGCGTGGGTGCACAAGAACCTTGCACCGGCCGCGCTCAAGCAGGTGAACGTCCGCTACCTCGGCCGGTCGGACACGCGAACCAAGTACTGACGCAAGTGAGTTGATAGTCGAGCAGCGGTAAGCAACAAGCACAACCAAACAGCACCACCGGACGAGCGGCCATCAACCGATGGGCCGCTTTCTTCATGCCCGCGAGGCGGGCGCCTTTGGTGAGGGCCAGGTCTTCGGATCTGGCCCTTCGCCATGGGTGACCAGCGAAAGGAGATGCACATGACCGCGCTCTGCATGGGATGCAAGGCCAAGGGCCAGGAGCAGGAAGCCGCGACGGTGATCGCGGTGGGGCACAAGGGGTGGGACCTGTGCCCGGAACACGCCGAGCGGTTCGGCGCCTACCTCGCCGACCTCTTCGGCACTGACGGCCTGGAGCCGACCGTTGAGGCACGGGGCAGCGTCGTCATCACGGGCACGATCCCCGGCTACGACGCCGACACGGCCCGGCGGGCGCTGGAGAACAGCGGGTACCGCATCGTCGGCCACGTCGAAGAGGACACCGCCCTGATCATCTGCGGCGTCCGCCCGGCCCCGCACAAGGTAAAGGAGGCGGAGGAGGCCGGTACACCGTGCCTGGATGCCACGCGGGCCGGCGCCTTCCGTGAGGCCGTGACCTCCGGCCAGTGGATCGGCAAGGACTCGTTCCCGACGGTGGCGCAGAAGAAGACGGCCGAGGACGTACAGGCCCAGGTGGAGGCCGAGGAGAAGTGGCGGCTGGAGAAGAACCGCCGCCTGTCCGAGTCCAGCGTCCGATGGTCCGAGGAGCGTCGGGAGAAGGAGCAGCAGGAAATCCGGCGCATCGTCAAGCAGTCCCAGCCGCCACGGCTGAGCGAGCCCCAGGAGATCCGGGCCTGGGCCAAGGCGGAGGGGTTCAAGATCAGTGACAAGGGCGCCATCCCCAGCTCCGTCCGGGAGGCGTACCGCCACGCACACGCCGGTCAGGAAGCCCTCGCCATGGACGCGGCCTCGTGACCGATCCGCAGCACATGGGCACCTGCGCCGTCTGTTGCGAAGACCTGGAGGAACTGGCTGAGGAGGGCATCCCCTGCGGCGACTGCCCCGTCTGCGGCTACCTCGTCTGTGAGAACTGCGAGGCCGGATACGACCCCACCACCGGCCAGTTCGTCTGCCCCGACCACGCGAGCGACCGCCGGGCCGCTCACTGCACCGAATAAGAGGACCACCATGTTCGACACCATGAAGTACGGGCCCATCGGGGACGCGGTCGAAGCGATCATGCCCCAAACAGAGGCCGACCCCATCGGCATCTACGCCTCGACCCTCAGCCTGTTCTCCGCAGCGATCAACGGGTTCGTCCGCACCGACGAGGGCCGGCCCGTCTGCATCTGGACCGTACTGGCCGGCCGCTCCGGCATCGGGTGCAAGGGCACCGCTTACCGTGCCTCGCGGGCCCTCCTGGGCCCGCAGTTCGAGGGCTTCCTCTCCACGCGAGTCTTGAACGGCATATCGTCCGGTCCTTCCTTGGTCGGCAACCTGTACGGCATCGAGCTTGCCTCGATGGGCAGTGAAGGAGGCCCGGACGGGCGGGCGTGCATCGTGGAAGAGGAGTGGGCGGAGGTCCTGAAGCGCGCCAAGCGCTGCCCGACCTTCGACCAGAAGCTCCGCACGGCCTGGGACGGCAACGAGATCTCCAACCGCACCAAGGGCAAGGACGGGACCGGCGAAGTCCAAAAGGTCGAAGCACCCCTGCTCGGCTTCACCGTCCACGTGACCCCCGGCGAGTGGGCCAAGTACGTCAGCAGCAGCGCAGCCCTCGGCGGCTCCTACAACCGTCTGCTCCCCGTCCTGGTCGAGCAGAGCAAGATGCTGCCGTACGGCAAGCGCGCCCCGATCCGCGCGGATAAGCGCCTGGCTGAGGCGTACAAGTGGGCGAAGGACAAGCCTCGCGAGATTGCGCTCGCCAAGGAGGCGCACAAGGCGTACGACGAGATCCGGGCCTACATGATCGGCAAGATGGCCGGGACCCCGGAACACGTCGGCGTGTACTTCGAGCGCACCGCGGAGCAGGTGTTCCGGGTTGCCGCCGTCCTTGCGGCCTCGGAGATGAAGACGCGGATCTCGAAGAAGGCCCTCATGGCGGCCTGGGCCTTCGTCCAGTACTCGATCAACTCGGTGGAGAAGCTGGTCACCGAGAACCACAGCGGCACCCAGAGCAAGGTGAAGAGCCTCCCGGACGTGATCCGCGAAACGCTCAAGCGCCACGGCGGCGAGGCAACCTCCACCCTGCTGCTGCGGTCCCTCCAGGCCCGCACGAATGCCCAGGGGCTCCGCGAGACGGTGGACCAGCTCGATGACGTCGAGTACTTCCGGGGCAAGTCTTCGACTGCGGGGCCGAAGCCGATCATCTACCGGCTGCTGGCGGACGGCGCGGAGAAGAAGCCGACCGAGCGGGAGGAGGCGCCGGTGCTCACCCTGGTCGAATCGCCCAAGGCTGCCCCGGTTGCCAAGGAGGAACCGGCCGCGAAGACGGTCGTCATCCCGCAGCCCAGGCAGGTGCCAGCCCCGAGTAATCCGTTCGCCGCTTGCCTGTGAGGCACCAGCTCCGCAGGCGGCCGGAAGGCCGGCACCAGTGTCGTTCGTGTCGAGCCGCCTTCCTCACCAGGGAGGCGGCCGACCGCTCCAGCTTCCCGTGCCCCGGCTACCCGCTGGTGCACGGGCTGCTGGGGCGACGAGAACACATCGTCTATCCCACCTGGTCACGGCTGCGGGGCTGCGAGGCATGGGGATGCCCAGACCCGGACCCCACGCACGCCTTCCACGGCCCTGACCCCCTCTGCGACGAAGGAACTTGTCGCATCTGCCTCCATGACTGCGACTGCGACGTATGCGAGATGCGTGTGCAGGCGCCTGGCCTTTGCGTGCTCGTGGACAGCCGCGAACCCGAGATTCCGAAGGAGATGAATGAATTGATCTATGAAGAGGTGCCGGTTTCCTGTGCCAAGCAGGGGGCCCGAGTGCGGGCCAAGGGCAAGGACACGCGCGGGTACACCAAGACCTTGGAGGGCACGCTGCTGCGGGCGCCCAAAGACACCCGAGCGCAGCGCGACGGGCGGTCGGTGAAGGTCTGGCGGATCTACGTCGGGCAGCCGGGCGAGCGGCCCTGTAACCAGAACACCCTGGCGTTGCTCCCGGAGGAGACGCTGGAACAAGAGGCCCCCGAGGCGGATGTCGAGGAGACCTTGCACTTCAAGCTGAACGAAGCAGGAATCGGGGAGCTGGCGGCGGGGTACCGCATCCGGGCCACAGGCCGTGAGCCGCGGGGCCGCACCGTTACCCGAGAAGGCGTCCTGCTGGCCGATCCCCAGCGGGACAACACCCGGTGGGACGGGGAACCAGTGGAGGTGTGGAGGCTGCACCTTGGCCAGCCCGGTGAGGAGGCTGCGCACCGCCACCTGCTGACCGTGCGCCTGGATGACACGGTGGAGATCATCAACGAGCCCGACCCTGCACCAGCCCACGAGGAAGACAGCTCCAGCACGGCCAGCGAACCCGAGCCGGTCCCCGTGTCAGCGCCTGTCGTTACCCTTCCGGTGAAGGGCCACAGCCTGGGGAAGCCGATCCGCCACGTAGTCACGAATGAGGTCGTGGGGTATCTGCGCGAACCTTGCGACGGTGAGTCCTGGAAGTGGACTCCGATCGAGAAAGCAGAGCAGCGATGAGCAGCGACACCAGCGACGTCAAGAAGATCGCCGAGCAGTGGGCCCGGGACTTCGCAGGCGCCGCCGACGTGGAGTACGTGCCGCTCGTACAGGTGGACACGGACGGCGAGCTGACCACGTTGTCCTACTTCTTTGAGCGGATGAGTGAATTTTCGGCCTGCAAGGTCGCCATGCGGCTGATCAGGCACGGCAACAACGTCGAGCTGCGGGTGCATGCCGACAACTGGATCGTCCTCGAAGTGAATCTCCCCACCAGCACGTTCGCGCTGGCTCAGGGGGCCGAGGGCCAGGGGAACGAAGCATGATCCAGAAGTTCGACCTGGTATGCCTCAACGCCCATCATGGCGGCTGCGCCGGTGAGATCATCTTCCGTGAGCCCCTGACAGGACGGGGGTCGGCAGTCCCGAGGTGCGACCACCACCAAGCGCTGGCGGTCGAGAGGGCCGAGAAGCAGCGCCCGGCGTGACACCGAACGCCATGCCACAGAAGCGGCCAGCACGATTCGTGCAGGGCCGCTTTTCTGCTCTTGCGAGCAGGTGGAACCGAATGGCAGAGGGGGAGGCCAAACCGGCTAGTGCCGCATCAGGCAACGTTCGCCTTGGGCTTTGGTGATCGTCACGGCGTATGGACGAGCGGGGTCAACTGCACGCCGAGCTGATGTTCTGGCTCGGCGTGCGGGACACCGTCCGCCCCCAGGAACAGGTAGAAGTACTGCGTCGTCAACGGCCTCGACGTCGAGGTCCCGCCCGCGGTGGAGCCGCTCAGGGCCCCAGCAGAGTAGAAGTGCGGCAGCCACTTGGGGCCCACGATCGCTTCCATCCAGGCCCGTGCCTCCCCCGGGTCGACTGCCTGGCGAGTGCCGAGCTGCTTGTGCCGCGCGGCGACCGACAGTGTCAGCACAACCCCTTCCCGGCCAGGATGCTCCAGGAGTACGGCCTGGTCGATGATGTCCCCGACGATAGTGAGGACAGCATGCCGGTCGGTCACCGAGCGCACCGGTCCGAAACGGTGCGGCACCGTCTTTTTTTCCGCCCGCAACTGATCCAGCACGTCTTTGGGCAGTACGGAGGCCAGGCCGCTATCGGCCGGCTCCGTAGAGAACAGGTTCCGGCGAAAGCGCCGCAGCTCTTCCTCCTGCTTACGCAATACAGTACGAATATCCACACACATGCTACCTACGGTACAAGCCGTCCTAATGCGCATGGAACCACCCGGCTGCTCCTCTACCGGTATCGGGCATGCCAACCACGAGGAGCGGACAGCATGATCTGCGGCTGCATCGCTTAGACGGTGTCCTATGTGGGATTCCTGGGTAGGACTGTCCAACATGGGTCAGGGGACGTGGAGTTGGATTGTTCCGGACGGGCTGTGGGAGATCGCGAGGCCTCTCATCCCGCCGTCGAGGGTGCGGCCGCAGGGTGGCGGGACGCAGGACACGCCTGATGAGACGTTGTTCGCGGCGATTGTCTATGTGCTGGTCAGCGGGTGTTCGTGGCGGGCTCTGCCGCCGTGTTTCGGGGTGTCGAAGTCGACGGTGCACCGCCGGTTCATGATCTGGTCGAGAGCCGGTGTCTGGGGTCGTCTCCATGAAGCGGTGGTGCACCGTCTCGACGACGCCGGCCTCGTCGACGTCTCGCGCGTCGTGCTGGACTCGGCGCACGTGCGGGCTAAAAAGGGGGCGAACACACAGGTCCGAGCCCCGTGGACCGGGGTAAGCCGGGTTCCAAGATGCACGTCCTGTCGGACGCGAACGGACTGCCCCTGGTCGTCGGCCTCTCCGCCGCGAACGTCCACGACAGCCTCGCCCTGAAGCCCATGATCCTGGGTCACCAAACGCGACACGACCCCCACCGCGGCCGCTACTTCAAACCCCAGCGGCTCCACGCGGACAAAGCCTACGACGTACCCCACCTGCGGAAATGGTTATGGGGCAAGCACATCGGCGTCCGCATCGCACGCAAGGGCGTCGAGTCCAGCGAACGACTCGGACGCCGCAGGTGGGTGATCGAGCGGACCATGTCGTGGCTGACCGGCTACCGCCGGCTCAGCCCACGCTACGAACGCCAACCCGCCAACTACCTGGCCTTCCTCGGCCTCGCCGCAGCCATCTGCTGCTACAAACGGCTCGTCCGACTCACCACATAGGACACCGTCTTAGTGGTGCAGCGCTGGCTCGTGAAACACGAAAGGCCCCCGGCCGTCCCCTCGCGGGACGGCCGGGGGCTTTCCTTTTTGACTGTCGGATGACATGGGCACGCCCGCAATGATTCATTCATTCACGGCCGGGCTGGGCCTCCCTTATCGTGCGAGGCTGGACTCGCTCTCTTGCTGGGCGAGCTGCATGTGTATCGCAGCCAGCTCGTCGTAGGGCGACGTCTTGTGCAGGGCCTCGCTGGTCTTGCTGTTCTCGACGCGCTGCGCCATTTCGCCAGCACCGAGCAGGGCGCCGACGACGGCGGCCAGGCCGTACCAGTCGATGCCGGGCCATCGGGCAACCAGCAGGGGAACGAGCGCCGCCAGTGCGGCCAGGATGCGGACGGAGTGGGTACGCAGGAATTCCATGGTGCTCCTTACTTGGCCTGGTGGCCGGGGTCAGAGGTCTGGGAGGCCGTGGCAGCGGGGACCGCCGGGACAGTCGGGGTCACCGGGGTGGCCGGGGCTGTGGACGGCTTCGGGGGATCGCTCGGCTTGTCCGGATTCGGCACGTCGGCCGGCTTGGTGATCGGCCGCGGAATCGGCTTCTTGGTGCCGCAGCAGTCACAGGAGCACTGGCACTTGACGATCACGGTCACCGGCTTCTCGGACTCATGCGCCTTCGGCTTCGCCACAGGGGCCGGGGCGATCGGCTTGGGTGCCGCATGCCGCGGGCCGGCGGCCGTGGGTGCTGTCACCTTCGGCGCCGGGCCCTTGACCCGGATCTGCTGGCCGACCTGGATGACGTTGGGGTCCGTGATCGCGGGGTTGCGGGCCAGAAGCGCGGTCAGGGACTGCCCGAAGGAGCGGGCGATGCCGCTGAGGCTGTCGCCTTTCTGCACGGTGTAGAAGTCGCCGGTCGTGGCCGGTGTGGTCGGCTTGCTCGGTTCGGGCGTCGGCTTCACCGGGGGAACAGTCGGCTTGGGCGGCGGTGTCGGCGCGACCGGAACAGTAATCTCCTGGCCCTCGTCCACACGGTCCGGGGTCTTGATCTGAGGGTTGGCTGCCAGGAGGGCGGCGAGCGAGACACCCAGCAGGGCCGCGATGCCGCTCAGCGTCTGCCCCTTCTTGATCTTGTACTTGCCCGTGGAGCCGCCCGAGCTGGTGGCCGGCGCCGACGCGGTGGCCGCGTAGGTGTAGCCGGACAGGCCCTTCTTCGACGGGTCCGCGGTGGTGATGCCTTCCGCGTAGGCGGGGTAGCCATAGCCGTGGACATAGGCGTCGCGGCGGAGCCGCTGGCGCTTCATGACCTTGTTGCCGTTGGCGTCGTTGGTGAGGCTGGTGTTGCCTTCCACGCAGTAGATCCAGTCGCGGTCAAAGGCGTAGCAGATGCCGGTGTGCGTGCTGCCCGACGTCCCGTAGATCACCTGTGCGCCGATGGCGGGGTAGTCACTCCAGCGCGAGCGCTGCTTGAACCAGTTCATCGCGGACCAGACGGAAGCGGTGCGCGGGAAAAGGTCGGCCACGCCTGCCTTCATTGCAACCCAGGAGACCCAAGTCGCGCACCACGGCTGATAGTTGCTCCACTCAAGACCCGGGACCTGGCCGCTGTACTTCTGGTGGCCGGAGGGGCGTTCGCCCGGGGCCCGCTGCGCCTGATAGCCGACCTCCCCGAAGGCTATGGAGAGAACGTTGGAAACCTGACTCATGGCGCCTCCAAAAGGGCATGAAAAAGGGCTGGCCGAAGCCAGCCCGCGATTAATTAATTACTTCAGGTCAGTTGCTGCGATGCAGCGCGGCAAGCCGTGAAGGATCGAGGGACGTCAGCACCTCGATGAGCCGCTGATTTTCACGCTCGATGCTCGTGAGCCGCTGTTTGATCTCGGTGAGGTCATCCTGAAGCCGGTCGGCCCGAGCCTTCTGCGCCTCGGCCTCCCCCTTCCAGACCTCAGATGTTTTCGCCTCGTTCGTGGCGCGCAACACCACGTAGCCACCGAGCACGGTGGCAGCAATACCCACCAGCCCAAAGGCGTTGAGAATCATCGTCGTACTGGTCATTCGCCAAGCCCCTTCGAATCCGGGGCTATTTGAATGGCGCTGAACGCGTTCATCGACCAGCTCTTGTTCTCAGAGGTCGCCTTGGTCCAAGTGCCCCCGTACCCGGCCGCTGTGGCGTAGAGCAGGTCACCTTCCGCGAGGTGGGCCAGGCCCGAAGTGCTTACGCTCAGGTAGCTGCCGATGATCTTCGTGTTGTTCAGCGACTTCAGGAGCGGAGTGCTCCCGCTTCCATCGCGCCCCGAGGAGCACACCAGAGCGTCAACCATGGCGGTCTTCTTGCCATCCATGGTGGCCGGCGGGCGGAAGGTCAAGTTGGCGCTGAGGAAATATGTCCCCGAGGCCGGGCACCTGAATCTCTTCATGTCCGCAGAGGTCCAACCTTGGCGCTCGAAGTCCCAGAGGTCCCACTTGAGTTCCACTCGGCTGGTGAACTCATCGGTGGACTCCAGCCCCTTGGCTCTGAAAGCGCTCGGGGTGACGAGTCTGCTGTTGTTCTCATAAACGTATGGGTTGAGTTCCGCGGCCGACACGAGCTGTCGGGAGGGCCACGAGGGGTATGTGAGCAATTAGCCTCCCATGTAGGTCGCCCCCAGGTTGAATATTCGGCCGTCTCCGGTGCCGTTGGTCCAGCGAGTGTCGGCACCCCAGCCGTAGAAGCGGACGTTGAGGTTTTCCTCGGCCTTGAGGTACACAAGTTCGTTGACCGCGACCGAGCAGTCCATGTTGATTCGTGTGGTGCTGTTCTGTGCGAGAACCTTGGCGTCGCCACTGTTTCCGTGGATCTTGAACTGGAATCCGTAAGAGGCTGTGTCCACGCCGCTGGTGTGCTGCACGGCGCCGAAGAATGTGACCAGGTACAGGCCGGAGTAGGGGATCTTGATTGCCGTTCTCTCGGCGTAGCCGTCAGCGAGCCTCTGGAGTGCAAACCCAGGGTCGTTGGCGTACATGGTCTTCCACGAGAGGGCCACCCTCTCCTGGCCGGACGCAACGTTGAACGAAGTGTCACGTGCGAGGAACCTTGGGCGGTTCTCCAAGTGGATGAATGCGTCGAAGGTCTGGCAGTTCATCGTGTCCACGCTGACGTAACTGCCGTCAGACCACCGTGCAAGCGCCGGAGGCGGGGCGGCGGACTGCGTCCAGCCGTTGACGCTCGGGGCGAGCATGAAGGCATTCAGGTTGGCGTCGAAGTCTGCCGCTGCGATCCACCAGATTCCGGAAGCGCCAGAGTCCAAGTACACCTGGGCCTTCACGAAGGACCCCTTCGTGAAGTATTCGGTGACGCTCACCTGGATCGTGGTGTAGTTGGAGGCCATTTGATGCTGAAAGGTGGTATGCCCGATGGCGCCTGATACGCCCTGTCCGCTCGCGCCGTCGACATAGAGGTAGGCGTTCAAGTTCTCGCCGACCCCCCGCACCGTGTTGCCGTGTACAGAGGCGTTGAAGGTGACGTGGTAGACGCCATCCTCCGGGATTTTGAAGCGGGTGCTGTCAGGGGTGGTGAAGCCGTTGACGTAGATGCGTTTGGAGTCCCACAGGACATCCCGCTTCTGGCCCGCGTAGAGGGCCTGTCCCGATATGCCAGAGCTGGTGACGACTCCCCGCGTCGAGGCGTAGGGCATGTTTGCGTAGTACTTCTGCGGTGCGGTCACCCGCTCGTTCATGAGGTCTGGGCCCGGAACCTCACGGGCCGACCACCGCTTGAGTGCGGGTTTAGGGATGGTTCACCTCACTGAAGGTAGGTTGTCTTACCGAGCACGGACGCGGCGGCGTCGCCGAGAATCCAGGTCGGCTTCCCGTCACTCCTGCCGGGGATGGTCACCAGGTACATGGCCGCGGCGTCCACCTTGGTGTTGAGCTGGAGGGCCCCGAGCGATGCGCCGGCCCCTGGGGTGTCAGCCGTGAAGGCGCTGATCTCGTACGAGCCGAACCGGCCCACGACCGCTTCACGCGGAAGAACCCCCTCGGGCCACGCGTAGCTGGACACCTGACGGGACACCGCGAGCGCCACGAAGACGCTCGTGTAGTCCTTGGACGGCATGAGGGGGACCTTGTTCACGTCCTTGTGGAGCTGCATGTCGCTCACGGGTGTCACGGACTGATTGGAGACGTCGCCGTTGCGGTAGAGCAGGTTCATACAGGCAGCCTGGGGGGAGCCGCCGAGGTCCCACACGACATCGCCTTCCTGGCCGGTGTACGGCCAGCAGACAACCGCGAAGGACATCTCGTCAGTGGACGGTGAGATGACCTGGGGAAGGTGGCCAGCAGGGGAGGCGAGCTTGGCGAAGCCCTTCATGTTCGCGCAGATCGAGACGACGAAGTCGTTGACGCGAACTCCGGCCGGGACGGGAAGCCCGGCGTAGCGGGTGTCCTTGTAGTTTCCCTTGTTTGAGCCGACGAACGCAGCGAATTCGCGGGCCGGCGGGGCGGAGGACACCCACCCCTGCCCGTCCCAGTACTGGCCCCGGGGAACGCTTGCCGTCCATTCCGTTCCGGTCCAGTAGTTGACCTTCGGGGCACCCCAGGCGGCGCCGTCCCAGACTCTCCAGACGTTAGCCATACTGCAACCACACATCCCCGGGCTTGAGTTGGCTGGTAGGTGGCAGAGCGGAAGCAGGCCCGGAGTACACGCGGGCAGATCCAACGTTCGGGGCGATCACATTGCCGTCCGCCTGGAGAGACCCGGTGATCAGGACGTTGCCGGACCTGCGTACGCGGAAGACAGAGGTCGCTCCATCCGCGCCGCCCTGGACGTTGATGGCGTTGGTGGTCTCGCTGGTGTTCTTCGTGAGGACGACCAGGCCGGTGTTGTTGGTGAACGGCTGGATGTAGAGGGTTCCGTTGCTCTTGAGCTGTGTGCCCACCTCGCCCGCACGGTTCATGCGGAGCACGTCGTTGGTGCCGCTTGCGGCCTCGACGTTGAGCCACGCATCGCCTGGGACGGTTGCGACGTCGTTCTTGCCGGTGCGCCCCACAGCGGCATCGAACTTACGGTCCGTGTATTCGCGGTCCTTGTGCGGGTCAACGTCCGTGGTGAGGTGCTTGGCCAGCCGAGAGGACAGGCTCATCTGGATCAGCTCGACCCGCTTCGCCACCGTGCCGGCCTTCGCCCAAAGGCGCTCCACTCCGGGAGGGCCGAGGAAGGGGAGGATGTAGCCGTACTCGTCGGCTGTGAGAGTGCTCTGCTCGATCTGGCTGCCGTTCTCGACGTCCACCAGGTCCATAACCCGGTTCGCGGTGTCGGTGGGGCCGTCCCAGATGGTGACCGGAGCACCAGCTACTCGTCCGCCGTCCACGTCTTCGGCAACGTCGGCGGTGCCGCCGCCAAACAGGTACCTTTCCATCGGTGGCTCCTTACTCGTTGTAGGCGTTGGTCTCGTAGACGCCGGAGACAACGATCGAAGTCTGAGACGGGAAAACCGTCAGGTAGTCCAGGCCCTCGCTCAGGTAGTTCTGGCTCGGGTACGTCATGCGCACGGTCTTGCCCTTGTTGCCGCCGTTGGCCATTCCGGTGATCGCCACGAAGTTGGGCATCCCACCCCGGTAGCCGCCGTTGAGCATGTAGCCCGCGAACGACTGGCCGATCACGCCGTTGAGGTTCTGGGGCAGCGTGAAGCTGAGGGCACCTTCCTTCGCGCGGATGTCCGTGGTGGACGAATTGTTGAAGTCGATCGAGAACCACACCAGATTGGGGGCTGCCCAGCGCCAACGCCCCCGCAGGTTCAGGCCCTTGGGGAGGCTAGCGGCGTTGATCAGGTCTGGTGCGTAGTTCCAAGACTTGCCCAGGGTGCGGGCGGTAGCCACGCCGTCGCGCCCCTTGTAGATCTCCTCCTGGACGTGCCGCGCGTCGCTGTCGAGATCGAGGGCGAAGGTCCCCTGAGGGAGGAACCGGGTGGAGTCCGCGGCCCACCAGGGGAAGGCCACGTGGGTCGGCGCATCGAAGGGGGCCCGGTCATAGAGCTGGGGGGTGCCGTTGTTCCTCGGGACGAAGACCTCCCAGATCACCATCTCCCACTGCTGGCCGGCCTCATGGAGCGGTTGAGGCGGAACGGGGTTCGAGGAGGGCTGGCTCTGCCGGACATCCATGTTCACCGAGCCCTTGGTGTGGTCGACCCGAATGACGACCACGTCCCTACGGTCCTTGCCTTTGTCGAAGTTCGGGCCGATCTCGAACTGACGGGTGCCGTCGAGCTTGTAGTAAAAGCCGCCCACCCAGGCTTCGCCCGCCCGAATCTCCAGAGTCCTCGTGTTCGGGAGGATCTTTGCGTAGAAGGGGAGCGTCGTCGCGTCGGGGGAGGCAGCGGTAATGCGCGTCGCCACGCGATCCCCGCCCCACATCGTGGCCATCTTCTGCCAGTCCACCTGACTGACGGCCTGTCGTCCTCCCTCTCCGCCGTCCTTCTCGAACGGGAAACTAATCTCCGCCACGGTTCACATCCTTGCTTCCAACTTGCGCAGTTTCTCTCGCATTTCGGATACGTGCTTGTACAAGTTCAACGGTTCACCGGTCCCCTGTTCACCGATTTTCGGCACGACCGTTTCCGTACGGCCCCCGTCTTCGACGGTGATGTTGACCTCGCGGACGATGTCCTCGTAGACCTCGCCCTCAATGTCCACGGACACCTTGTCGCCGACGAAATAGTCAATTCCAAAGCGGCATTGGGGTGTCTCGATGGGGTAGATCTGAAAGTTGCCGTTCTTCTCTGACTCTTTCAATACGGCGTCAGCGGCCGTCTTCATCGCGTCCTGGTAGATCTTCAGGGCAGCGGCTTCGTCCTTGGCCCCGGGCGGCAGCGTGAAGCCGCCGTCCTTGGGCTTGTTGAGGACCGGCTTTCCGGCTGCGTCGGTCTTGAGGGGGATGTCGCGGCGGTCGATGAACTGCTCGCTGATCAGGCCCCATTCACGCTCGTCGTCGGTTAGCCCGTCGGGGCCGTAGCCCGTCTCCGGGTACTGGCGGATGAATCGGTCTTTGCCCTCACCCTGCGCTGCGACGATGGCGCGGGTCACGCGAGGCGCTGTCAGCGTGGCGACGTACTCGCGGAGGTTCCCCAGCTCGGGGGAGAAGCGCACACTGTTGGTCTTGTCCTGCGGGAGGAACGTGGTGAGCTTGATCTTCTTGTCATCGGGGTGCCACAGGAAGCGGTAGCCGATGCCGCCTTCCTTGGTCCACTTTTCGGCGAGCGCTCCAAGGTTGTCGTAGCGGACCGTGCCGGCCACCTTGGCGCCGATCTTCGGCGCGACTCCCGGCTGATCGCCGACCGGGGGTGGGACCAGGGTGACGCCGGGGGCCTTTCGGCCTGCCAGTCCGCGGGCGCCGAAGGCGAGGTCCATCTCGACCCAGAGGGCCTGGCCGGCCTCTTCGCCGATCGGGCGGGCGTCCCGGTCGCGGTCCTTCCACTGCTCGTTCGCGGGGTAGGTGGTCATCCCGTCCGTGCCCCAGTTCTTAACGCCGGGGAAGGCGAGGTATTGGTAGGGGAGCTTGTTGTCGCACTTGCCGCCGACGTACACCGAGCCCTGGCCCGTGTGCTGCTCGACGGTCCAGTACTTCTGGAACTGCTCGATCTGGCCCGAGAAGATCGGCTCGTCATCGCGACCGTCCAGCCAGACGGCGATCCCCCCGCCCTTCTCCAACAACTTTGCCTGCCGCGTCTTGTCCTTGACGAGAAGCTGCCAGGTGCCCTGCTGGTTGTAGCGGATGATCAGATCCAGCTTGATCCAGGTGTCCAGCTCGCCGACCCGATGAATGAGGCCGTCCTCGTCGGGGCGGCCACGGACCTCTATTCGGTATCCCAAAGCACCTCCTAGTAGGTCTCGTAGCGGGGGGCGATCGTCATGCGCAGCGTCGCGTTCGCGCTGCCGGGCACCAGCTCTATGCCGATCTGCGATCTGCCCGAGGGAAGGGGCCACAGGGACGGTGACTTGCCGAGCAGGGGCCAGTAGTTCTTGCCCTTGCCGTCCAGCAAGGTCTTGTGGCCGGGGCGTGTGTCGATCTTCAGAGTGGTGCCGCCCGGTACGGCGTCCTGAGCTGTGCCGTCGATGCCGAACGACCGCTCACCGCAGGTGAATCGGAACCGACGCACGGGCCCCGTGACCTCCCACACGGGCCAGGCGTCCACGTCGCCGGGGTTGGTCACGGGGAAGTCTTCCCGTGACACGAGCCCCTGGCTGATCGAGAGGGGGAAAAGGGACTTCGCGGGCTTCAGGAACGAGGCCCCCTGGCCGAACGTCCATTCCGCGACATGGAAGTCATCGCCGTAGTACCAAGGGTCCATCGCTGTGAGCTGGACGCCGTAGCGAATCCACCGGAAGCCACTGCTGTCTTCTGACTCGTTGCCCTCCAGGCCGCCCTTGTACCAGCACTTCAGGTACCGGGCAGACAGGCCGCTTTCCTGGATCTTGAGCACGCAGTGCCCGTTGAGGGGATTGAGGGCCCGTATGAGTGACTGCTTCAGGCGCCGGACGGTGTACCGGTCGATGCCGTACAGGAACAACGGGATCATGATCTCCCGCGCGGCGGCCCTGGTGCTGCGGTACATCGACCCGGCGAGGTTCGGGCTCGTGTCGGAATGGATTTCCATAGGGGGCATGTCGAGGCCGGTGGCGCCAGCCTGCATGAAGATGTTGGGCCAGTAGCGGCCCCCGAAGCCGGTAAGGGGGATCTCCTCCCCCTTACCAGCGTTGCCCGTGATCGATACGTAAGTGTGCCCCCACTTCTTCGAAACAGGGGGACTGGGACGATTCTCCGGAGGTATCTCTGGGAGAAAATCCCATGAAGCCGGAATTGGCATACACACTCCTATCCATCACATGGCGTACATCGCCTCCACGTACTGAAGGCCGCGAATCACGGCCTGAGTTGTGTTCTCGGCCTTTGCTTCGTGAACGTGAATCTCGTAGCGTTTCCCAAGGAGATCTCGGGTCTCGGCGTCGTTGTAGACACGCTCGCCACCGCGGAAATTCACCAGCTCGGGACCTCGCTCGCCCACCAGGGCCAGGCCCGGCGAGGCGTAAGTCGTCCCCGTCCAGTAGCCCTTCGGCGGCTTGCCGGGGTCGGCCTGCTGTACCCGGCTGATGTCGCCGTACCGGTCCCGGATGTAGTTGATCGAGGCGGCGATGTTCGCCACCGGATCGAAGATGTCCCAGCTCGTACCGGCCTGGTGATACGCACGGAAGGTCGGGTCAATCACCTGGGTCAGGCCCTTGGACGGGGTGCCGGCCTTGGCATTGGAGTCCCAGTTGTTGACCGCCCGGACGTTGCCCCCGGACTCGCGGCGAATGATCGTCGCCATGCCGTCGGCCCACCTCGACCCGCTGACCCCGGTCAGCGCCATCGCCCTTGCGATGTACTGGCCGATCTCGGAGTCCACGCCGCCCCCGAGGGAGCCGATGAACTTCGGGATCGAGCCGGGCCAGGCGTTGAGGACCGGGCCGTCCGCCGAAGCGGAGCCACCGCCCGTTGGCCGCAGCGCGGCCGTGGCTGTACGCCAGTAACCCCGGGTTCGCTTCAGCGAGTTGGACTCGTTACCGCCGACCGTCTCATCCGGGCCGGTCTTGATGTTGATGTGGCCGTCCCCCCGGTAGGTCAGCAGGTCGCCGGGCTGGGACTGGGCCACCGGGACGTGGCGCATCGCACCGTTCCAGGCCGCCACCGCCGGCCAGCGATTCCGCGGCGTACCCTTTGGGCTCCCGCCATACGCAGCGTTCGCACCCGCGTGGTCCACGACCCACGAGACGAAGTCCGCACACCAGGACTCCAGAGCCCCCTCGGTGTACTTGGACCCGCCCACCATCGGGGCTTCCCGCTCGAACTCGGACAGCGCGAGTTTGACGACCGCACCGCCTCCCGTCGTGTGCTCGTCGACCCACGATGTCCACTTCTCCAGCCACGGCTGGCCAGCCTGGAAGTCCCGCTTCGCGAGATCTCCGGAGAGGCCGAAGGTTTGCCCGACCGTGTCGAGCATCGGCTGAACGACGTCCTTCCACCCGGCCTTGAACGCGGAGGCGTAGCCGTCGTAGTCGTCGTCCTTGTGCCGCTTCACCCAGTCGCTGCCGGACTGGCCGCCGAAGCGGGCCGGCCCGACGATGCCGCCGCCTGCGAAGGCGTTCCCGCCCCGCCGGGCCACCGCATTCCAGTGCAGAATCGTTTCTCCTCCGAGGGCGCGAACGACCTCCGGGCGAAGGATTCCTTCTCCGGGGCTGAGTACGGCAGGGACGGAGTCCACCCCCGGCTGATAGCCAGGAACGACACCACCGCGGGCGAAGGCGAGGGTGCGAAGGGGGGCCTTGGTGCCGGCCAGCTTCGCCATCTCGCTCATCATCGAGACCGCGCCCTGGTTGTAGGGCCCGGCGAGTGTGCTCCTGGTCGAGGAGTCCACGTACGACATGGACGAGCGCCAGGTGCTCTCGATTGCCTGGCCCGTCTGCCGGAAGAAGCTCGACAGCCCCTGAAGCCCGGACCGCAGGCGAGTGAATGAATCGATCATCCGGCCCGAGGCGGAACCTGTGGTGCTCTGGACGTCGGACCAGACTCCCTGGTTCGTGGACTGGAACTGTCGGTGCGCCTGAGACAGTGGCCCGGTCAGGAAGCTGCCCTGACGCTGGTAGGTGGGGACGAGCTGGCCGTCGACGGCCGTCGTGGCCCGCTGGGAGATCTGCGCCCAGGACGTATCGGAGGTTGCGCGGAGCTGCCGCAAGGCGGCCTCGATCGACGCCACTGCTTCAACGATCTGCTTGGCGGCCTTCTCGAACGCCGTGGCGTTGGGGGCGGCGACAGCAGTCGTCGGCTCCTGGGCGGTGCCCGACAAGGAGCCCGATTTAGCCCCGGCATTGAGCTGCTGGATGGCGGCGAAGCCGAGGAAGCGGGCCGCTTCCGGCCTCAGTACCGCCTCGCCGGGGGACAGGAGCGCATGGACGCTGTCGTTGCCCGGCGCGTATCCGCCGGGGACGATCCCGCCGTCCGCGAACTTGAGCAGCCCCTCGGTATTCGGCATCGCCTCTTGGGCTCGCGCCCAGAAGTTCTGCCAGACCTCCTCCGCGAACTCAGCCGGGTTGGCGATCAGATCCTGAACGGTCTGGATCATGTCCCGGACACCGGCCAGCATCTCCGAGAACATGGACTTCATGGCCTCGATGCCTTCCTTCAGCACCGCTGCCGGGCCGTCGGTCGCCACCTTCTTGATCAGGCCGCCGATGGACTTCACGGTCTCCCAGAGGCCACCGACACCGTCCTTGAGCATCTGCCAGAGATTTTCCGGATTCAGCAGGTCAGTGGTGAACTTCGCTCCGCGCTGGAGGATGTTCCCCTGCCCCTTCCAGATGTCGTCCCAGAAGAGCTGGCCGGCGGTCGGGGCCACGGCGCCCGCCACCAGGCCCAGGATGTTCCCGATGCCGGTGGGGGCGGTTCGAAGCAGTCCCGGTATGCGGTTCGTGGCGAACTCGCGCAGGTTGTCGAAGCGGTTCAGCGCACCACGGCCAGCCGCGTCGCCACCGGTCTGCGACCCCCAGCGACCGACGTTGTGACCTGTCGTGCCGCCGATCGCCCGCCCGGCCGTGGCCATCTGAATGCCACCACCGAAGGCGCCCGCAGGCGGGCCGAGGTTGATCGAGTCCCACAGCTCGCCCAGGATCGACAGCGGCCAGGGTCCGGACTTGCGTGTCCCCTTGCCTGCCGTGCCCTTCGCGTGGCGGGAGATGTGGCCTCGGGCCGCCGCCGCGTTCCACTGGTTGATCGTGTCGGCGCCGAGCGCGTGTGCCACCTCCGGCCGCAGGATGGCTTCGCCGGGGCTCAAGATCGCCGGGTAGTTGTCCACGCCAGGGGCGTAGCCCGGAATGACTCCGCCGAGCGCATGCTTCTTCGAGCCGCCGCCCTTGCCCTTACCCTTGCCGCCACCTCCACCGAAGCCGGTGAGGCCGTTGACGGCGGCGATCTTCCCTTCGAGCTTTCCGGCCTTGCCCTCCGCCTGGTCAAGGGCATCGCGGAGCGTCCGGACCTTCGACGTGATGCTCCCGAGGCCGCGCCCGTTGACGTCCTTGATCTTGCTGTTGAGATCCCGTGCCTGGCTGTACGAGCCCTTGACCGCCGGGGTCAGCGTCGAAGCGAACCGCCCCCGAATCTGGGACAGGGAACGGTCATTGAGCTGTCCCACTTCGGAGCCGACGTTGGCAACGTGCCGCTTGGCCGTATCCGACTTGTCCTTCAGGTACTCGACTTGCTGGCGGACCATGCCGAGCTTGCCGTCATTGAGGTCCCGCACCGCGCCGTGCGTCTGTTTCACCTGCTGCTCAGCCGCGTTCGCAGAGTCAGCGAATGAGCGGAACTTCGTGGTGATCTCGCCCAGGCCCGCACCGTTGAGCTGCTGCACCCCCTGACGGACACTGCCGATCCGTTGGTCAGCGTCTCGGGCACCGGCCTTCACCGACGCGCCTGTCTCTCCGCCCAAAGACTCGGCGAGGTTGTTGAGCCTCAATTCATTCAATGACCGGATGGCAGCCTTGACCGTCTCGATCTTCTGATCGACCTCGCGGAGAGCACGCTCCGCGGCCTCGGTGTTGAGCTGTATGGCTTGGGCTCGGCTGTCCTGGCCGCGAGCACGGTCGACCATGCGCCGCCCCACCGAGCGGTCATCGCCTCCGTGAGCTTCGGCGCGCCGCTCGCGGTACGCCTCGCGGAAGTTCCCACGGCGGGCCGTCACGCCTGCCAGGAACTGGTTACCGGTACGGAACGCGCCACGAGCGCCCTTGGCCAGACCGCCGCCGACCTTGAGCAGCGGAACGAAGGACTTGCCCAGCTTGCCAATGACCTTCGTCGCCAGGCCGATGGCTATGGCCAGTGGGCCGAGGACCGCAGCGACCTTGACAGCCTTGGCCACCAGGTCCTTGAGCCACGGTTGATCGTTGAGTAGTCCTTCCGTCTTCTCGACACCAGTGAGGAGGAGCCCCAGCGCCCGGACGAACTGGCCCAGGAGACCGCCGGTGAGGGCCTTGAAGTCCGGGTCCTTAAGGAGGTTGCCGAGACGATCGATGAGACTGCGAACGTGTTCGCCCAGCTCGGTCCACTCGAATCGGCCGGTCTCTGGATCGAAGTCGCCGAACTGCTTACCGAAGTTGAGCTGTGCTTGCTCCTTTACGGACTGGAGCTTTCCGCCGATCGATTCGGCCCCCAGCGCCGCCGCAGTCCCCTTGACGCCCTTGCGAGTGTCGTACGCCTTGAGGAAGTTGGCGAAGAACTGCTTGGAGGAGACCCCCTCGCCTCTTTCCTGGACCTTCTTCAGGAACTCCTTGGCCTCAGTGTCGTCGTCGCCCTTACCCGACGTAGTGAAGCCGGCCATCTTCGCCAGCTCGTTGATGGGAATGCCCGTACCTCGCGAAAACTGCTTCAAGCTCCGGGTGTTGAGCTTGGACATGTCCATCATCATGTCCGCGCTGTACATGGCGCCCTTGACCCGCTCAGGGTCCAGAACACCGTACGAGGCAGCAAAATCAGCGATACCCCGAATAAGCTCTTCGCTCTTCTTCAGGGACACACCCGTCGAGTCACCGTAGGACTGGAAGTTCCGCGCAAGCTGCTGGAACTTATCCGTCATGTCCTCAAGCGAGAAGGGCGTCTTCACCGCGAAGTCCTGGATCGACTTGACGCCCGTCATGACATCCTTGTTGTCGAAACCGGCCCGCTCCAGGCCCCGCGACGAAAGGAACTGCATGTCTGCGGACTGCGTTCCGATCTTCGTCACGTAACCCGCTGCCAGCGCGAGCGGAGCCACCAGGTTTTGCGTGATCGACCGGCCGACCTGCTCCAAGTTCGTGCCGAACGTCTCCGTGCCCTGCGAGAGAGACTTCCACTGCTCGGCCGCGCTCTTGGTGCTGCCGCGGTGCTCGGCCATGAAGCCGCGGAGCTGACGTTGATTCGCGGTGATGGTGTTGGCGTACTCGCGGCGCTGTACCGCAAGGTCCCGCAGCTCGTTCTGTAGGGCGGCGGTGCGTGCCTGGATCGCGAGGCGTTCCTCGGCCAGGCACTGGCGGGCGGCGAGCTGGGCCTCGCGCTCTGCCGCCTTCTGCTCGGCGGCTGCCTGGCGGGCGGCGGCGACCTGCTCGCGTTTGGCTTCCGCAACATCACGGGCGAGAGCACGCTCCTCGGTCCGCTCGGCGGCGACGCGGCGACGTGTCTCCGCCTGGGCCTCGTGCTCCAGGCGCTGCTTCTCCTGAGCCTTGGCCCGCTCTTCGCGGATCGACTCCTCAACCGCCTGGCGGTTGGCGCGGACGACGTCGTTGATGGCTCGGCGCGTTGCGGCGCTGATGCCCTGCTCCAGTTGCTCGCGCTGCTTAGCGAGGTTCCGGTAGGTGCGGAACTGCTGCCCCGCCTCCTCACCGTGGAACCGGCTGAGGCTTCGCTCGATCTGCCGGAGCTTATTGGAGGTATCCAGGGCCTCCTTCTCGGTCATCTTGCCCGCGGCCTTGGCTTGCTTGGCAGCAAGCGAGGCGATACCGGAGAAGCCCTGACCCATCGAGCGGGAGAACGCCTTGCCGGCCTGTTCTCCCGCCCGCGTCATCTGTCGGGTGAGGTCGGTGTGCATCCGCGCCAGACCCGTCTTCGACAGCTCCGGGTAGATCTCGATGTAGCCGGACCCGACCTTGACCGGTGCCCTTCCGCGGCTCGCCATGTGGCCCCCTACAGGTTGTTCATCTGCGTGAAGAAAGAGGCCACGTCGGAACCGGAAGCGAACTCGAACTGCGGTTCCGGCCGCTGTTCAGGCTGTCCCGGACGAGGCAGAGGCATCGGAGGTTCGAGGCCGGTCTCTTCCGAGGAATTGGCCTGGATGAAGAGGTAGTTCGACAGCTCGATGCCATCGCTGATGCGGGCGAGCAAGTGCTCGTGGGTATCCCAGGTGGTCGATTCGTCCAGGGCGGCCAGGACCGATGAGCGGCCCGGTTTCCTGCACAGCGACGCGATGAGCACGCCCACGCGGCGTATTGAGAGCCGCCCGCGCCACAGGTCCAGCAGATCAACCCCGAAGTGTTCGAGGAGATCGGCCTCCAGCTCGTCGCTGAACTCCTGAATGACGCGGACGGTCGCGATTAGTTTCCCGAGTCGCCCTGACCGGAAGCCTTCGCCACCAGGTCAGCGAACTCACCGAACTCACGGATCGTCGGGCGGGTGGCCTTGTAGGCCGCCCACTGCTCATCGCCGACGATCAGGCGGACGGCCGTCAGCTCGTCCTCGGCCTCCAGCAGCTCAAGCGGCATGTCGAGGGCGTTGGGAACCTCGAAGGTCAGGCCGCGGTGCTCGAAGGTCGTCGGGCCGGCCTTGGCCTCAGCCTTCTTCGCAGCGGTCTTCGCGGACGCAGTCTGATTCGCGGTAGCAGTCACGGGTGTACTCCTGAAAATGAGAAAGCTCCCAGGACGCGGGGGCTTGAGGGGAGATGGAGGGGGCGGGGATTTCTCCCTCCCCGCCACGGGAAGTACGGCGCGGGCGCGCGCCGTCAGTCGCTCAGGGTGTCCTTGGCCTCAACCGTGAGCCGCCCAGCCTGCGCGGAGTGCTCGCCGTCGCTCGCGCTGATGGTGTAGCCCTTGAGCGCGGCGTCCGCTGCGATGGTGACCCGGACGTCGAAGGTGCCGGTCGGGCTGGCGTTGGCCGCGTCGGCGACCAGCTTCGGGTCACCCGTGGTGACGGTGATCGGGGCGTTCGGCTTCGCGCCCTTGCCGGTTACGTGGATCTCGCCGCCCTGCTTGACGGTCTCCTGCGAAAGGTCTGCCTGGAACTTCTCGCCAGGGAGTACCGCGCCGTCCTTGATCGCGTCGTTGGTCAGGACGTAGCCCAGGCGGCCCGAGGCGTCCAGGGCCTCGATGGTCAGCTCGAACTTCCCGGCCTCGGCCCGCTGGAGCTGGATGGCGCCTCGGTCGGAGATCATCGCCCGCTCGATCACTGCGCGGTACTGCACGGCGCCCTGTGACCAGTCCACAACGAGGGAAATCTCGCTCAGCTCCGGAGTGCTGGACAGGTCCAGGCGCCAGGTGTCCTTGATCGGCCTCTCAGATCCGTCCGAGCCCTTTTCAGTCGCGGGCTTCCACTCCGCGCCGAAGAAGAGTTCCGTGGTGGCGAGGTTCGTTTCCAGCAGGGTGGCCTTTACCTGGAACGACGCCTCCTTGACGTTGTAAAGGACTGGCACCGCGCTCTGCCATACCTTTACCGGGTCGGAGGAAATGGAAGGCGTAATTGTCACGCCACCCTCATCCACGTATCCCATCGGGGTGTAGCCGCTCGGTGCAATCCCCTTAACGCCGCAGTCAGTTGGAGGCTTCGGGCCAGCGCCGGACTTCGGGAGGGGCGCGAAGTAGAGAGCGCCGTCGGGGGCGAACCGAATCCGGCCTGCGTCGTTACCCTTAGCGTCAGCAGCCATCGTGTGTCTCCTCTTTATGGCATGAAAAAAGCCCCCATTGCTGGGGGCTGGATGAGAGGGAAGCTCTATCCCTCGGTGATGAACACGGAGACCTCGCCGAGATAGGAATGCTCTCGGGAAGTCGAATCCGGAAAGTAGCGGGGGCTGATGCCATCGGAGACATCGAGCACCAGGGCGCCGCCCACTCGGCGGCCTGGCAGATCCTCAAGCAGGTACTCGCGCACGAGGTAAGCCAGCTCGGCGGCTTGGTCGCGACGTTCCGAGTACACCTGGAAGGTGATGTCGGCCCGGTCCATGCTGTCCCGGACGGCCCTGTAGCCGCCCGCGTGCTCGACGTAGATAGCGGTCTCGTTGGGTTCCCGGCCCACCAGGTCCCCGGTCACCGCGTGGGCCAGCTCGGGCTTCTCACGCAGGTAGTCATGGACGACGGAGACGGGATCGATCCTCACGACTCCCTGACCTTCATCAGGGCGCCTTTGAGGATGTGCCGGCCCGCATGACGGCGGCCGGCCTTGTCTCGCCAACCGAACTCCACGAGGAGCGGGTGACGGTCAGCCTGGACAGCGGCGTGCACGACGCCGTTCTCCTCGAAGGCAGTGACCGAGATCGAGCGCGAGTACATGTTCCATGAGCCGCGCTTGTTCTTCGGCGCCTCGCCGCGGGCCAGGGCCGCGATCTCCTCGGCCTTCTTCGCGCTCAGCTCCGCCGCTTTGGGGGAGGAGACGACCTCCTTGAGGCCAGCCTCGGAGAGGTCGAGTCGGAATGCTGCGGGCATCAGTGCTCCACCCTCCAAGCGCGGACCCGGACATGCCGGATCGAGCCGTAGTTCCACTCCATGGGATCGCCGTCCACCTCGTAGGTCCGGCCGTCGAACTCGACACGGTCCGCGGAGTCCACATCGGTGCCCCAAGGAAGGAAGACCCGCAGGCGTTCCTGCGCGGTCTCGCGCTCGGGGGAACGGGCCTCGAAGGCGCGGTCCGGCTGCACGTGGGCCAGGCCCTCGAAGACGTTCCGCGCGTTCGACCAGTCCCGGCGCTTGGTGTAGGCCGAGTCCTTGATGTCCGCTCGGCGGATCACCACTGGGTCACTGAACAGAAACAGCTCCTACCCCCTTTCCAAGCGGATGTAGGAGAGGGGGCGTCGGTACCGCTTCAGCGCGGTCCTGGCTGCCGGGGAAAGCTGCTGGGCGGACGAGGTGGGGCCGAACTGGACCTCTACGTCACCCACGCGCTCCGACACGATGCCGGGCTGGACCGCCAGCCACCGGATGACCTCCGAGCACAGCACGGCTCGAATGCCGGGTGCGTCAGGGGAGTACCGGCTACCGCAGTAGTCGCGGATGAGGGCCGAAGCATCCTCAATGAATGCCTCGACTCGCGGCTTCTCCGCTTCCTCGAACCTCCGCCCGATCCTGACCTCGATGTCAGCAACGGATACGGGCATGTCGGGCTCCTAGGTCAGGAGCCCGAGGGCGCGGGCGTCTTCGTCTTCTCGGTGATCGACACCTTCAGGCCGCGCACGAACGATTCGCCGATGCCGACACCACGCACCGAGTAGTCCGGGTCCTCTCGGACCGTGGACAGGCCGTACATGGTGTCCAGGCCGATCGTGTCGGCCTTCTTGGCGTAGTCGTAGTCGATCAGCATGCGGGTGGCGATGCCGTTGATGTTCTGGACGCTGCCCTGCACGGCGCCCATCGGGATCGCCGGGCAAGCACTGACCAGGAGCATTGCGCTCTTGTGGAAGAGGTACATCTCCAGGCCGAACGAGTTGTGAATCACGATGTCGAAGCCGTAGATCCGGCCCACGACAGCCCGCCGCAGGGCGTTGGTGTCGCCGGAGTAGTCGACCGCGACGAACTCAGGGTCCTTCAGAAGGATGGCCTCGACCTCGGGACCGGCGATCAGGTACCGCTCGGACGCCGGCACGTTGGCGACGTTCATCGCCATGCGGGCATCCACGAGCGCGGTACGCAGGCCGAGCGCGCGGGCCTTCATGTTCTCGCCTGTCCCGTCCGGTGCCGGGATGGTCACCTCGACATCGCCGCCGATGACCTTCTTCTGCGCGGCGCTCAGACCGGATCGCGTGATGTTGGCCTTGATGAAGGTCGCGGTGGTGTCATCGAAGTACTCGGCGAAACCCCTGGTCAGCTTGGTCAACACCTGGGTGCCGAACTGCTTGAGGTCGAATGCCACCTGTTCCATCGACAGCGTGGTGGCGTTCTGAGCGAGGGTGGTGAGCTGGACGGGGAACCGGCTCTCGTTGATGAAGCCGACCGGCGCCAACCGATCGTTGGTCGGCAGCGGGCGGTCCGAAGCGGCGGCGAACTTGTTCTTGTCGCCCTTCACCGGGTTCCAGATCGGCTCAGAGATGCCGGCCGCCTGCACCGGGATGCCCCGACTCTCGCGGTTCACATTGATCACGTCACCGAGGCCGCCGGTGAACTTCAGCTCTGAATACCGGGCCGGAATGCCGCCCAGGGTGAGCTGACGGTCCAGGAGGCCGAGAGCAGCAACGGTGACCTGCTTAGGGTCAAGATTGAAATGATGCGTGGTAAGCGCCATAGGCGTGCCTCCAAAAGGGCATAAAAAAGCCCTCCTGGAGGGGAGGGCGTTCGAGGAATCTCGGGCTAGATGAAGGACCCGCCAGCGATGAAGTCAGCCAGCTCGTTCGGGTCCATGGAGGAAATGTCATTGCCGCCGGCCCGGTGGTAGCCCGTCCCCATGAGCTGAGGGAACTCCGGCTGCGCCTCAGGCTTCGGGAGTGAGGCGATCAGCTCGGTGACCCGTTCTCGGTCGGCGCGGCCGTCCTCGGCCACGAAGCGAGAGAGGTCCAGATAGTCGGTCGGCACGGAGACGCCGGCCGCGGCTGCCTGGGCTCGGATCTCGGCCTCAGCCAGCGAGGTCCCCACTTCCGCCAGTGCCACCTTCCGGGCTTCCGCCTTCGCCGACTCGATGGCCTTCTCCTGATCGGTCATCTGTGCGTGACGGATGCCCTCCAGCTCCTTGCTGGCCTGCTTCCAGCGCTTCTCGTTCTCACGGGACAGGCGCTTCCACTTCTCCAGCTCATCAGTGGGTCCGGCGTCGGCCGGAGTCTCGGGCGGCTGAGGCGCCTCGACCTCGGGGGCAGGGCTGGCGACAGGGTTGTTCTGCGTCTCGTCCATGCACTAATCCATTTCGGATGGACACGCCATTCCGGCGAGTCGACTATTTTTTCTCACTGAGCTTGCGATTCACGTTGCCTGAATTGCCTTGCGGAGACTTCTGCGCCATTTGAGCTGCTTTTGGTTCGCTCGGCGCAGTCCCTCCCGGCTCCTGTTGCTGGGGGCCGAGCTTCTGTACCTCTGCCGCGGCTCGGGCATCGTCCTTCCGCATTTCACGGAAGGCGCTGATCTGGGACGGGGTGTAACCCGCATCGCTCCACAATTGCTCTTCAGGGACGTTGAGCTGCTTCAGCTTGAGTAGGGCGTCAATATGTTGCGCCTCGGTCCTGTACTCCGGATCGCGCCACACAGTTTCCATGGCGAATGCTTTGGCTCGCTCGTCTCGCTTCACCGCGAAGCAGAGGCGGATTACCTTTTCCCATGCCTCGCCAAAATGAAGCATGCGTTCCCGGACCTTTGCGACGAGGCCAGCCTCTGCACTGATGATGGACTCGCCAGAGGGTGCCGCTCCTCCGTTTACAAGGAAATAGTGGGGCGGGGTCCGGGATATGGAACTCATGTGCTGGAGTAGGAGGCCGACCAGATCGCAATAGTTGCTGAGACTGGCGGCTTCGAATTGCCCGAACTTCGCCTGGGGGTCCTCGGCCTGGAGGAGCTTGTCCACCGCAACCTTGAAAGGCTCGACTGGGTTGCCCTGATCGTCTTCTACGATCTCCAGGCCCGTCACATACCGCTGAGGGAAAGCCGCAAATTCCGATGCGGTCAGCGCGTCCGAGACAGTCTTATTGATTGCGTCCTGAATCGGGATGACGTTCGCGAGGTCCGAGTACGGGGCGCCGGACAGTCGGGAGCGGTTATGAAACGGGACGACCGGGACAACGCCCAGAGGGTTCGGGCGCTTGACGCCGTTTTCCCATTCGGCCTCGCCGCGCTTGGTCTCATAGACGTATTCCTCGGTCCACAGGGTGACCCACTGCCGGCCCCAGTCGTCCATGAAGAAACGCGCTGCGGCTTCCAGCTCGGTCCTGCTGCCGGGCTTGTACTGGACGACCATGTTCTCGGCGGAGACGGGGAGGATGGACGGTTCGCCGTCCTTGTCGGCCCAGACCAGGACGTAGGCCCGGCCCTGCACCATCGCATCCAGGTGGACGGCGTTGGAGAGCACATCCATGCTGCTGCGCTGCCAGAACTCCCAGGCGTCCTTGTCGGTGCCGGGAGATTCGGGTATTCGGAAGGCGTCCACCGTCATGCGCTCGGTCGCGCTGTCGATGATCAGGCCGCAAAAGTTGTCGCGCCAGCTCTCGAAGACCTCGCGGAATTCGGCTTTGAAACGGGCCTGGGAAAAGGCGAGCCGCTGGTGCTCGCCTTCATAGTATTCGGCATAGCGGAACATGTCCGGCAACTGGTCTGTCAGCTTCCCGTACAGATAGGCGAGCCAGTCAGTTGGGGATTCCGGGGGGCCAGCCGCGGCGTATCCGTTGGGGGGAACAATCATGGAACCTCGCTAAAAGCCGACCACGCGCCCCCTTCGCGGATTGAGTCGTCCGTCGGCGATTGCGTCGGCCCGGCCTTCAAAAGCGAGAATGGCGCTGACGGCCGCGTCGATCTTCTTTTTGGAACGGGGGGAATCTTTGGTGATCAAGAGGCCCTGTGGCACTTCGCGTGTAACGGCGTTCAGCATGTGCCGGGTCAGATCCGGATTTCCGTCGTGCTTTACATCGCCGACTGCGACAGCGGAGTGAAGGCGCTCAGTGGCCTCACACATGCGCATGGGCTTATTGGTCCAGTACTCGAATACATGGTCATCGCCATAGGTGATGGACCATCGCCCGATGGCCTCTTGGAAGTAAGGCGGATCGCAGAACATCCATTCAACGCGATAGGTTTCGAATGCCTTCTTCACCGCTGCTTCGACGGCGAGGACATCCACTTCCCAATCAGGTTGCCGAGGATCGCGGGGGTTTTCCCACAGGCCAATCAGGAAAAGTTTCCCGTCTCGAAGTCGGCAACCCACGATTGATGTGGCATCGCCGCGGAGACTCCCATCGAATCCGATGGATATCTGGTCGCCAGGCTGAATGGGGTCATTCTTATCTAGGCAGGCATCCCATTCAGATTTGATCAGCCAGCCGTCCGCGTTTTCCTGGATGTTGTTCAAATAGAAGCGGTAGGCGATGGCCGCAGAGGTGCGGGGGTCCATTACCGCATCGATGATTCCGTCTACGTCAACCCAATGGGAATCCCCGTAGGCGTCGGTGACGCCGGCCCGGACGGCTTCCTCGTCCTTGAGGTCAATATCCCTGACCGCCTCGCGGCAGTCGTACAGAATCCTCTTGGCTCCGAACTCCATTGCGGCCTCGTAGGTCCGCTGGGCAATGGAGCCTTCGTTGGGATTGAAAGCGTTGGTGGTCTCGATCAGGCGTGATCCCGCGCCGGCCGTCTTCTGGACGTTTCGGTCCAGGGTTTCCCATACGTAGACACCCTGATTGCTCTCAATCCAGTGGTGTACCTCGTCGCAAACTACAAATCGGCATGCGTCGGCCCCGGCAGAAACCTTCCTGCCGGGGCCGGGCAAAGGTGGGCCTCGCCCCCTCAAGTCCGCGTGAGGAAGACGTCACGGGCTCGATGCGACCAGGCCGGCCGTCCTTGAACTGGATGAGGCCCTTGCCGATGTCGAGGTTGTATTCCGTCTCGGCCGGGCTCTCGGCGAGCATTCCGCGGATCATGTCGCGGGTGTTGGCGGTCTGGTCGAGTGAAGTCGCGGCGATTTGGACGAGGGGCAACGGGACGCGCTTCCCGACCGGCATCCCGTGCTCATCAAAATGGCTGAAGCGAGCGGGCCCGATGAACTCCACGATGGCCAGGGCGGCGAGTAGGGGCGTTTTCCCCCATCCCTTTGCACGGCGCAGTGCAGCGGTCCGGTACAGCCAGCGGCCATTGTCATCAATTGCGTACATCCAGAGCACAAAGCGAAGCTGCTCGGGGCTGAACTTCCAAGGCTGCCCGGCGTGTTCACCGTCGGGCTGCACGATGTACTGCTGGGCCCAGCGGATGATGCCGTAGCCAAGGCTCCGGCTGGGGTGCGGGACGCCTGAGGGCATGTTCCCGGTGAGGGGCATCCCGCCACCCCCTTTCTCACTCGGAGAGCATCTTGAACAGCTCCTCATCCAGGTCTGTGGCGGCTTCCTGGGTGACTTGCGCGGCTTCCTGCTCTGCTTGCTGGTCGAAGTTCATGCGAAGTCGGGCTCGGTCCTCGGTGGTGGCGCCCCATCGTCCGACTCGTTGCCGGATCTCGCCGGCCAGTCGCACGTTGCCCTGATAGAAGGCGTCCACGAGCCGGGTGGTCAGCTCCAGTTCGGCCCAGTCGGTCTCAAGCCAGTGTTCGGTCTGGGGGCTGCTGCCCAGGTCTTCCAGAAGCGTTTGGCCCCGCCGGTTTCGACGCCGAGGGACTTCGGCAGGGCTCGACCCTCGCCAGAGCTGAGGGATAGACCGTGCTCGCCCAGGGCGTGATCGGTGTTGCGGCGTCGGGCGTTGGGGTTGGGGGCCGGCCCGCGTCGAGATGGCATCAGGGCACACTCCGAAGGCTGTGGGGGTCGACCCCGTACAGCTCGCCCAGTTCCGACAGCTCGAAGAGGGCGTCCTGTACCCACTGGCGCTTCTCCGCGGCCTTCGAAGGCCGGCGGGCGGCCTTGTTCGGCGGGAAGGGGCACTGGCAGTCAACGCACAGGCCATCGCACAAGGGCACTGGAAGCCTCCGTGGGGAGTGAATGAATGATTGGGTTGGGGGCCTACCGGTCCTCGTAGTAGGTCTTGTGTCTGTGGCAGTCCCTGCACAGGACCCACAGGTTCGACAAGTCCCAGGTGCCACCCCTGGCGATCGGGATCAAGTGGTCAACTTCCAATTCGGTCCGCGAGCCGCAGCGTTGGCACGTGAAGCGGTCTCGGGCCAGAACCAGGGACCTGCGCTTGTGGAAGTCGCCAGGCCGCTTGAGGTTCCGCGCCGAGGTCTTCCAGGTCCTCTTGGGAGGGGCGTGGCTCTCGCAGCGCCCTGAACGAATGGTCACGGAGGTGCAGCCCACCGACATGCATATCGACTTGGCTCGGGGCATCGTGGCCTCCCTCCGTGAGTGGTGAGTCGACGGGATTTGAACCCGCTCTTCCGCCCTTGCGGGGCGGAGTGCACGCCGGACACTGCGACTCCAGCGCGGAGCGACCGCGCCTTCACTCGCTGCGGGGATCAACCGCAGCGAACCGAATGAAGGCCCCGGCTGGTTTCTTGTCTGGCAGCCGGGGCCGTGATCTTCCTGGATCTCTACCAAGAGAAAGATTCATCTGGGAGATCAACAGGAAGAAAGTTCTCAACAGTTAATTCATTCAGGATCTCCAAGGAGGACTCTGTTCGACCTCGTTTCACTCGGTCTCACTATGTATGTAGGTGTTACTCAGGCCGATACGGCCGACAGGAAGGCAAAGTGAGATCCATGTCACGCTCGTTTGCGCCGAGGTTGACTCTGGGCTCAAAAGTTGATGTGCGACGCGTAATCTTGGTACGGTCTCAGCGTCCCTGCGATGACCCCTTCCGATGAAGGCGTGTCGAAGCCCGTGCTCGAAAGGTCGCTGTCCGTGACCAAGCTGCCCTCTGACGCCGAACTCGCGAAGATGTTCCACCTCGGCGTGTCCGACGCTCTCCTCGCCGAGCAGTACGGAGTAACCGTCCAGGCCGTCAACAAGCGATTCGTGAACATGGGGCTGAGGAAGAAGCCGACCGCTGTCCGCGTCAATGAGCTGGTGAAGTCCATCTGGGATGTGAAGACATCCCGGAGTGGCCCCAGCCATCACAACGCCTACGTGCTGAAGAACCTCAAGGTCTACATGCGCGTTCAGCTCGGCGACACGGTAAGCCAGACCCAGCAGCGCGAGGCCGACTGGCTGATCGGCCGTCTGCTCCGTGACAACACCGTCATCGACTACGCCCCGGAGACGGAAGACGGCTGGCTGTACGTTCCCCGAGAGCCCTCAGACGGGCGCAGGATCATCCGCTGGCCGGCAGGCAAGGAACTGCCTGGAGGCGAGCTTCAGAAGGCCATGGAGTTCCCCCCGGACGAGTCGGCAGAGTAGCCAGGCGGGCTGAGCGAGCCTCCCGCCCTGCTTGCCCCGCCGGTAACGAGAGAAGGCCGCCGCAATGAGCGGCGGCCTTCCTCTGTAGGGGTCTGCGGTATGCGCCAGTCCTTATGCGGCGGGCGGCATGACCGTGTGCTGCTTGTCGGCGGGGACGGAGACGATGAAGCGCATGCTCGGGTCGCGCAACGGTGCAAAGCCGAGCCAGACGACCTCGAACTCCCGGTCGTGGTGGTGCGGCAGGTAGAGGCGCCGGTGAGAGCCGTCGGGGTGCTTGTACGACGTCACATCGTTGTCGTAGATACGGCGAGCGTCTTCGTCGCGCTCCCGGATCTCCTTGACGACCTCGATGAGCCGCTGATGGCCCTTGTTCTGGGTCGCGGCCATGCGGAGCTGGGCCGCCATGGGCTTCGCCCAGGCGTTCTCCCAATCGATGAGCTGCATGCGGGCCTCTGGGTAGGTGAGTACCCAGAGCATGATGTTGAGCCCGTATGCCATCCATGGGAACTGTCGAAGCGCCTCGTTGTTGTAGATGCGCAGGTCCCAGGCGAGGTCTGAGATGTAGGCCGGCATCTCGTGCTGCCGCACGTAGTCCGCCAGGTAGGGGTCGATGCTGCTGGTGTCGGGGCGGGGCCTCGGTTCGGGCTCGCGGTGGACCGCGTAGACGTAGAGGGCGTGCCGCTCGTCGTCGTCCAGGAGCAGAACGCGCGATACGCGGTCGAGGAAGTCGTCGCTGTAAGCCTCGTCTTTGCCCGTCTCCAGCTTGTTGTACCAGCGGACGCTAACGCCGACGAGATCAGCCACCTCTTCCTGGGTCAGGCCGTTCCTGCGGCGGCGGCCGTATCGAACGGACAGTCCCGGCACCTCGTCGCGGTTTAGGCGCTGACGCCAGGAACGCAGCAGGCGGGAGAGTTCATTGGACTGGTGCATGGGGCAACTCGTTCTTGTAGCGATGATTACAGGCTTCTTGCCTGGTTTTTACCTTAAATCAAGATGCCCTGGGCAACTGGATCGTTCCTGGCGATCTTGTGTGCTATGCCACATTCAGTAGTGATCTCGGCCGTAGCTCGCATAGGGCTACTTGCGGTACTAGGAACCCATCGGTTCAGGAACTGGTCAGTTCCGACCTAAGAGATCGCAAAAGGTTCATAGTTGGGCGTGGCGGGGGAACCGCTCACCGAACTCCCTCGCTGCACACGTGCTCTCGGGCCGACCGCCCCGGAGAGCTGCAAGAGAATGGGGAATACAAGTGAGTCGATCCGTCTTCATCACCGGAGGGAACCGAGGGATTGGTCTGGCGATAGCGCGAGCTTTCCAGGCATCGGGCGACAAGGTCGCCGTCACCTACCGCTCCGGCGAGGCGCCCGAGGGCCTTTTCGCTGTGCGTTGCGACGTGACCGACCCTGACCAGGTGAACGCGGCCTTTGAAGCGGTCGAGGCCGAGCAGGGAGCCGTCGAGGTCCTGGTGGCCAACGCGGGTATGACCCGCGACCAGCTCCTTATGCGCATGTCGGAGGCGGACTTCATGACAGTCCTCGATGCCAACCTGCTGGGCGCCTTCCGTGTCGCGAAGCGCGCGAGCCGGGGGATGCTGCGCCGCCGCGCCGGCCGGATCATCGCCATCTCCTCCGCCGTCGCTCTGCGGGGCGAGGCTGGCCAGAGCAACTACGCGGCGTCCAAGGCCGGGCTCGTCGGATTCACGCGCTCGCTGGCCCGCGAACTGGGTTCGCGGAACATTACGTGCAACGTCGTGGCGCCCGGACTGACCAACACCGCGATGGCTGCGGCCCTGCCTGCGGAGCGTCAGGCCGCCATGGTTGAGCAGATCCCACTTCGCAGGCTCGGTCAGCCGGAGGAGATCGCCGCGGCGGTCCACTTCCTGGCATCTGACGCTGCCGCCTACATCACGGGTGCCGTGGTGCCGGTCGACGGCGGCGCCGCCATGGGCCACTGAGAGCCAGCGCCCGGCGCCTGGGTGCGCCGGGCGCGGCGCCGGACTTGTTGATGTGAGACCGCCTCGGGGAGGCGCTGCAAGCTGTGCCCCCGAGTCATGCGAGAAGGAGAACCCCCGCGTGGCTTTGTCCTGCGCCCTGGCCTCTGCCAAGCCGCACCTGGTCCAGAGTCTCGTGATGGCGATTGAACGTGCGCCGATCACGCATGCGCCCAGTCACCTGCTCGTCAGTGTCGGCGCCATGGTGTGCAAGATCGCCGCAATGGGGATCACGTACTACCACCTCGTCGTGAGTGATCAAGCCACAGACGACTGTGAGAAGGACGTCGACGCCACCTTCCAGGAGGAAGGCATCAAGTACTGGCGGGACGCCGCAATCGAGATCGTCCACATGCCCCACCCCAACATGTTTTTCCCCAGCAGTACCAAGTCCACCCTGTACGTCATCCACGCGGAGGTTGCCCGTTGAGCATCGAGACCCAGCCACGCTCGGTGTCCCAGACCGAGCAGTACGAGAAGTGCGCCCACCGCTTTTACCTCCAGCGCGTCGAGAAGGTGACGCCGAGGCCGGCAGCGTGGAGTCATCACGGGACCGCCTTCCACAGTGCCGCCGAAGCCTTCGAGCTGTCCGGCCGGGCCATGGGTGTAGACGAGGCGGTGACCCTCTTCTCCGAGCGATACAGCGCCCTGGTGAACAAGAGCCTCGACAAGGAGCCGAACACCGACCTCTGGCTCTCTGCCAACGGCAGCGGCGGAGAGGATATCGAGAGGCGGTACGTGCTCGGACAGCAGCAGACGGGCCGGTATGTGGAATGGGCGGCCGACAACCCCACTGAGACCTACCGCACCCCCGAAGGCGCGCCCGCTGTGGAGCTGTACTTCATGGTGGAGCTGGGCGGCGTCCGAGTCCGGGGCTTCATCGACCAGCTTGTGCAGGACGCAGACGGCACGGTGCGCCCGAGGGACTGGAAGACCGGCTCCATGAAGAGCAAGTTCCAGCTTGAGACCTACGGGGTCGCCGTACGCAAGGTCTACGGCGTGGACGTCAACAAGGCGGACTGGTACCTCGCGAAGACCGGCCGCCTGTCGAGGCCCGTGGCGCTGGACAAGGTCACGGAGGCGGCCGTTGGTGAGCGATACGCCGCCATGGACGCTGGCGTGAAGCGGGGCGATTTTCCCGCCAACCCCAGCTTCTCCTGCCGCTTTTGTGACGTAGCGCACGCCTGTTCATTTAAGAAATAAGTTGATGCGCGAGGCGAATTTGCCTAGTGTTAAAGACAGAAGGAAAGAGGGGTTCGGGTGTATTCACTGAGTCAGTCCGTACGCATGAAGGGTGCAGCCGGTGAGCCGATCAGGTCTCCTTTCAAGGGGCTGACCGAACTCGGGGCGGACTTCCGCAGGGGAGAGCTGTCTGTTGTCGCTGCCGCTGGCGGAACGGGAAAATCTGTGGCCGCCCTCAATCTGGCCGTCCGAAGCAACGTGCCGACCCTCTACTTCTCGGCGGACTCGACGGCCGCAACGCAGCTCTCCAGGGCTACGGCCATCCTTACGGGCGATGACGCCAAGGGCATCAAGGCCAAACTGCACGCTGATGACTTCGAGGACTACAACGACGTGCTGGCAGAGCGCTGGTGGCAGCGATTCAACTACTCCGCAAGGCCCACGCCGGCCGAGATAGAGCTGCACCTTGAGGCGTACTGGGAGGTCTTCAACGTCTACCCGCACCTCGTCGTCGTGGATAACATCACCAATATTGATGCTGGCGGCACCTCCAACGCCGACGAGTTCACCTTCTCTTTGGAAGGGCTCTGCGACTACCTCAACGAACTCGCCCGCGAAACGCACGCACACGTCATGGCCATGCACCACGTCATCGGCGACTACGCGGATGGGCTCAAGCCGATCCCGCAGTCTGGCCTCAAGGGCAAGATCAGCAGAGTGCCGGCCCTCATCCTGACCATTCACAAGGAGATCGACGGCATGGACGGCCGCACCTTGCACATCAGCCCCGTCAAGAACCGCGAAGGCTTCGAAGACAGCAGTGGCGAGACCTACGCCTCCTTCAGCTTCAACACGAGCAACATGCGGCTGGAGGACGTCGCCGTCGGTGCAGCCTTCTGAAGCGGTACCACAAAGTTGATGTGCGATGGGCGTGCATCGGGTTCTACGTGAAAGGGAAGCAGTGATCACCACCAGCAGCCACCAGCATGGCCGACGCCCCAAGGGCTTCAGCATCTCCATGGACCTGTCCGGCAACCTCGCCGAGCGCTTCCCCCTTGACGCAGACGAACGCGCCAAGCTCACCGAACCGGTGGCCCTGCTGGTCGAACTCGGCGACACGGTCACCATCGGCAGCGTCCGCCAGCTCGCCCATGAACTCCGCGGCCGAGGCCAGTTGCAGACCGTCGTCACCCGACGCGGGCGAGGCGGGCGCCAGCTCGTCAAGGTCATGGCCGCCGACACGCTGTGCGCCTACGCGGCGGATTGTGACCAGACCGGACGGCTCATGCGCCTTGAGCGCACTCTCCGGAAGGCCGCGTGACGGGCCCCCGCAAGGGCTTCCGGCGCTGCGCGCGCTGCGAAAAGAACCGGGCCGAGAGGTACTTCACGCCGCGCGGCAGAGTCTGCGGGACGTGCAAGAGGGCCGCCCGGAGCACCGCCAATCATGAGGCCCGTGTTCGCTCCACGTACGGCCTGGGGCCCGGAGAGTACGACCTCCTGTTCCGCCTTCAGGGTGGCTGCTGCGCCATCTGCGGCGGAACCCGGCGACAGCGACTCTCCGTCGACCACTGCCACAAAACCCAACTCGTTCGAGGGCTGCTGTGCCGCATGTGTAACGGCCGACTCCTGACAGCAGCCAGAGACCGGCCAGCCGTGCTTCGTGCGGCGGCTCAGTACCTCGATGACCCGCCCGCACTACGCCTCATAGGGCGGCGCTTCTACCAAGGCAAGGACAAGTGACATCGAAGAGCTATGGCAAGCCCATCGCCACGTACCGCGAGTGGCGCGGCAACAAAGCCTTCATGGAGGCGGCCTATCGCAAGTACGAATTCCCAGTACATACCCAAAAAGTTGAATCGCGAGGCAAAGGTGAGCATGCAGAAGGCTGCTAGGCCACCCATCGCCACGGTCCTTGCCCACTACTTCCCGGAGTGGCAGCCCCCGCAGCGCCCGACGCGCGTCGCCGCCTGGAGCAGATGCCTATGCCCCTTCCACGCCGAGCGGACGCCCTCCGCAAGCATCAACTACTCCAAGAACAAGGTCCATTGCTTCGCCTGTGACCTCTCCTTGGACTCGATCGACATCATCATGCGACAGGAGAAGGCGGGGTTTGTCGAAGCTGCACGACTCGCAGAAAGCCGATTTGGTCACGGCGGCCAAGCGCTACGCGACGAACTATCAGGGCAGTCCGGCGGAACGGTACATGGCGCACCGCGGCCTCGGCAGCGTAGCGAAGCTCCGCCTCGGCTACGTTTCGGAGCCAGCCGTAGGGCATGAACTTCACCGTGGTCGCCTGGCCATCCCGTACTGGCGCCCCGCCGGGGGCATCCACGCCGTGGCCACAATCCGCTTCCGCTGCATCGCTGATTCGTGCGTGAGGGCACCGGACGGTTCATATCTGCCGCCACATCGGGAGAAGCACGAGGGCCACGGCAAGTACATGGGGCTGCCCGGCCATCCGCCTCGCCTCTTCAACACGGCGGCCCTACTCACCAGCAAGCCATACATCGCCTTGAACGAGGGGGAGTTGGACGGCGCTGCGGTCGAAGGCGCCGACGTGCCCGCCGTGGGCACCCCGGGTGTGTCGAGCTGGCGGGAGCACTTTGACCCGGCGTTCGCGGGCTTCGAAATCGTCTTCGTTCTTGGTGACGGAGACGACGCCGGCCGCCGCTTCTCCGCCAAGGTCTGCGAGCGCTTGCCCAACGCCAAGGCCGTTGACCTGGGCGACGGCTACGACGCAGCCAGGTTCATTCACGAGTTCGGTCCCGCGGAGTTCCGAGAAAGGCTGGGCCTCTGATGGCGCGTTTCAACGTCGGTGACGAAGTGATCGTTGTCGCCGTATCTGGACAGGTGGCGAGCTGGCTCTACGAGGACAAACGCGGGGTCGTTCAAGCCGTCCACGAGGGCCAGCCGTACCCGAACGACGTGCAGCTTCGCAACGGCGCCGCGCTCTGCTTCACAGACGACGAGCTGATGCCTGCCGTGGAGTCCAATCCCGGCCGGCGCCTCCTCAACGAGACAAAGGGCCTGACCCTCGGCGTCGACACCTACAAGGCACAGGAAGTCATGAAGGCCGCATTCACCCCGTCAATTCCGGCGAACTCAACGGAGTCCGCCGTCGAGCACCCACTCCACTACACCAGTCACCCAAGCGGAATCGAGTGCATCGAGATCACCAAGCACCTCAACTTCCCCATCGGAAACGCGATCAAGTACCTGTGGCGAGCTGACTTGAAGGGCCGCGCGATCGAGGACTTGGAGAAGGCCAAGACCTACATCGACATCGAGATCAAGCGCCGAGAGGAGGCTGCATGAGCGTCAAGGAAATAGCCATCATCTCGGATGTGCAGTACCCGCTTCACGACGCGCGAGCGGTGCGGAACCTTTGGGGCTACATCGGAGAGCGGCAGCCCGCCGAGGTGCTGATCATCGGCGACTTCATGAACTACGCGGCCCCAAGCCGCTGGTCCAAGGGCACCCGAGCCGAGTTCGAGAACGATGTCTTCCGGGAGTCTGAAGGTGGCAAGGCCCTCCTGGCTGAGCTGCGCGAGGGATACAGCGGACCGATCAAGTTCGTCATCGGAAACCACGACTCCCGCCCCCGTGACTACCTGCTCAAGTACGCGCCGGCCCTCGCCGCCAGCCGAGCCTTCGACATTGATGTGCTCCTGGGCTTTGACGGGCTGGACATTGAGGTCTTGCCACCGTTCGCCGAAGTCGCGCCTGGGTGGGTCGCCATGCACGGCCACGAGCTACGGGGGCTGAACCAGATCCCGGGCAGGACAGCGGCGTCGAAGGTGAAGAAGCTGGACCGGTCCGTCGTCATGGGACACACCCATAAGAACGCGGTCTCGCCCGAGACGGTGGGCGTTGGGCGGCACCGCCGCACGCTCTTCGGCTTCGAGGTCGGACACCTGATGGACGAGTCCAAGGCCGAGTACCTGTCCCAAGGCGTGGCGAACTGGCAGAAGGGCTGGGGACGGCTGCTTGTCGGCAAGTACTCCGCGGTGCCTGTACCCGTGTACGTCGAGCGCGATGGCTCGTTCGTGGCGGACGGCGTCCGATACGGGGCCATCCAGCGCAACGACCGAGGCCGATTCGTCAGCCCGTCCAAGGGAGCGAAGGTTGCCTGAACCGGTTGTCCTTGACTGGGCCTACCTCTCGGCACTGGCGGAGCGGGTGGCGTACAGCATCGCGCAGAAGTGGAGCATCGTTGAACAGGACGACGTGAAGCAGGAGATCCTGCTTCACGCCTACGAGCACCGGCCGACCATTGAGGCCCATTACGCCAACGAAGACTTCCTCTGGAAGATCTTCCAGAAGGCCGGCACCCAGTACGCCAGCAAGGAGCGCAACTACCGCGACCTTCTGGACGACGCGTACTACTACACCCCCGACGAGGCCAAGGCTGCTCTGAGGACCTTCCTCTACACCGACGACGAGCTGAGTCAGATGGTCGGCAAGAAGGACGACCTTCTACAGGCCCGCGTCACCGACAACGTCGTCTCGGCACGCATCGACGCTGCGGCCTCCATGAAGAAGCTGCCTGAGCGGTATCAGCAGCTCCTCATGCGACGCCATGTCTACGGCCTCCCCGTCCCCGACCAGGCTGACCGCCAAGCTCTCACACGAGCCGCAGTCGCCCTCGCCCAGCAGATGAACCGCACCCTGCGCACCCGAAGGAACGCCGCGTGATCGAAACGACAAAAACGTACAGGCGAGACCTCGCCGCCGGGGCATTCGTCCGGCTGGAGGTCACCTACGACGACACGGCCGACACTCCCACCTACATCGGCTACCGAGACGCCGACGGCGACCTCACCGAACTCAACCTCCACCCGCTCGACCTCACCAGTCTGCTGGGCATGCTCACCCACGCCCCAGCCGCGAAGGGAACCCGCCGTGACGTATGACGACCCGTTCGCCGACAAGTCCCCCTGGGACGAACCCACCCCCACGGAAACCGACAACCCCAAGGAGAAGCCCATGAACGCTCCCGTCCCCACCACGTCCGCACCCTTCAAGATCGGCCTCACGGTGAAGGCAGGCCCGGATTACGGCGCTGAGTGGCTGACCCCGGCTGTCTACGGCCACACCGCTATCGAGACCGCAACCCGCGGCGTCGAGCTGCTGACCGCCATGAAGGAGAAGGGGCTGATCGAGTACAACGCCAAGTTCGCCCAGTACACCCGAGAGCAGTACAAGGGCGGGGCCGGCGCCGCACCCAAGCGGTTCGAGAACGGCAAGGTCGTCGCCTCCAACACGAACAGCAGCGACTACACCTGTGACCACGGTCAGCGGAACTTCAAGGACGGCGGGAGCTGGGCCGCCTACTTCTGTGGCGGCCGGGGCCTCGATAAGTCCGAGCAGTGCCCGCCCCTCTGGCGGCAGAAGGACGGCTCCTTCCGGGCGAAGTAATGAATCAACTCTGCCCAGAAAGTTGATGTGCGATGGGGGTCGGTCGGCAGGCCGGCCCCCATGGGCAAGGAGGACTCACATCCGGGTCATTGACTACCCGATCAAGGGCCAGCCGGTCCGCATCCACGTGGTCGAGACCGAAGACGACCTTCTCGACTTCCAATCGTTCGTACTGGCCAACCAGCAGCTCCTAGCCCACGACAGCGAGACAACCGGCCTGGACTGGTGGAACGCCAGCTTCGGCACTTTCCGGGCCCGCCTTTGGCAGTTCGGCAACGACCAGGAGGCGTTCGTCGTCCCGGTCGAGAAAGGCCGGGCGTTCCGGGACGCAGCGCGCTGGGCGCTCAGGACGGCGCACCGGCTCATCGCCCACAACGGCACCTACGACTTGCACGTGGCACAGCAGTGCCTCGGCATCCCCATGGAGGAGCTGGCTCCCAGGAGCTGGGACACCAAGCTGTTCGCCCACCTTGTCGACCCTCGGGCTGTCAAGGAGAGCGGGCCTGGCCTCAAGCTCGAAGAGCTGACCCGGCATTACATATGCGAGGTCATCGCTGCCGAGGTGAAGGGATCCATGGCGGCCATCGCCAAGGAGTTGAAGGTCAAGAAGGACGAGGTCTGGCCGATCGTCCCTATCGACCATCACGGCTACCTGCTCTACGCGGGCATGGACCCGATCCTTGCGTTCCGCCTGTACAAGATCCTCAAGCCGAAGGTGCCGGTTCGCAGTTGGAAGAGGGGGCTCGTCTCCTGGGAACACCGGCTCGCGCACATCACGGCCAAGATCGAGCGGACCGGGTATCTCCTTGACCGCCAGTACGCGGAGGCCAAGGCCGCCGAGCTGGCCCGCCAGCAGGCGACATGGGAAGAGGTCGTCCGACGCGAAGGCGTCGGCAACGTCAACGCGAACGCGCAGATCATCGCCGCTCTCCAGGAGCGCGGCATCACGCTCACGAAGAAGACCAAGAAGGGAAACGTATGCGTCGATGACGAGGTGCTGACCTCGATCGGCATCCCGCTGACCGAGGCCATCATCCAGGCCAAGAAGGCGAAGAAGTGGAAGGCCACCTGGTTCGACCGGGCCCTCAAGGGCCAGGACGCCGAAGGTCGGGTGCACGCGGCCATTCACAGTTGCCAGGCCAGGACGGCTCGTATGACCATCTCGGGCGCCGTACCGGCGCAGACGCTTCCGGCCGGCGACTCGTACGTACGGCACTGCTTCCTTGCGGAGCCGGGACACGTCACCGTCAGCAGCGACTACGGAAACATGGAGCTGCGCGTCCTCGCCGCGTTCAGCGGCGACCCGACGATGCTCGACGCGTTCCACCGCGGCCTGGACCTCCACCAGATCACCGCCGACGCCGCAGGCGTTGACCGTAAGGCCGGTAAGGGCACCAACTTCACCGTCTGTTTCGGCGGCGGCTGGAAGGCGATTGTCGAGCAGTACGGCGTAGCGGAGCCCGAAGCCAAGAAGGCCGTCAAGGCGTTCTGGGAGACCTACCCCGGAGTCAAGCGCCTGGCCGACCGCCTTCAGCGCGAAGCGCGGCGCACCGGCTTCATCTACACCGGGACGGGCCGGCGCCTTCCCGTGGACCGCGACCGCGTGTACGCGGCGCTCAACTACTTCATCCAGTCCACCAGTCGTGACATCACGGCCCGAGCCCTCATCGAACTCGACCGGGCCGGATACACCGAGTACGTACGCCTCCCCATCCACGACGAGATCGTCTTCTCCTTCCCCAGAGAGCGGGCGGCGGAGTTGGCCGAGAAGACGGCCCGAATCATGGAAATGACGGTCAAGGGCCTCCTCGTCCCCGTTGACGCCGAGATCGGCGAACGGAGCTGGGGCAGTGTCCTCGACCTCGAAGCAAGCAAGCACTAAGGAATGAATTGACCAACGCTGATGGGTTCGACGAGCTGATCTCCGGCATCGAGACGGAGATGAACCAGGCTCTGATCGAGAAGCGGGGGGCCGCTGTTGTCGGCCTGGCCCGGATCACCGGTGTCGTCTACACGGAGGCGATAGCGGCTGGCGTCCCCCACATCCTGGCCCAGGAGATGGCCACCGACTACTGGGCCAAGGAGATGCACCCGTATGTCGCCGTCGTCAGCGACGACCCGGACGGTGATGAGTGAGCGCCAAGGCTTCAGACACGTGCCACGAGGTGATGACGCTTGAGGAGCGGATCGAGTGGGAGATAGAGCGCTCGCCCACGCGTAGTGACGAGTGGGTCAACGCCATGCTGAAGCGCTTCGGTATCTCCCGTGCATAGTAAAACCGCCCCGGCCGTTTGGCCGGGGCGGTTTTGTTGTGTGCGGTGGCTACTTCCAGACGATCTCGATGAGTTCTGGACGGAAGACTCCCCGCTGGGCGCCGCCCTTGCCAGCCTTGCTGATCACTACGGCCTCGATGCTCCGCCTGATCTCGGCACGCTTCATGTCCACGGTGTACGACTTCCACTCGCGGATGATCCTGGCGGCGGCCGAGCTTGCCCGGATGGGGGAGACGGCCAGGGTGGACACCTTCTCCTTCAGCTCGGCTTCCTTGCCCTCAAGGCGACTGATTTCGCGGGCGAACTCGGCGAGAGACAAGCGATCCTGAGCGCGCAGTGCGCGTGCCTCGGCTTTGTCGGCGTCGATCTGCTTCAGCTTCTCCTTCGCCTGGGTCAGCTCCGGGTCCTCCACCTCGGTGGGGGTCACGTCGTGGGCCTGCTTCTTGAGGTGGCCCAGAAGTATCTTCTCTACGTAGTCCTCAACGGGGGGACCGCTACGGGAGAGCTTCCCGCAGCCGCCGTTGGCGGGCTTGCACACGTAGTAGTAGCCGTACTTCTCGTAGCTCTTGGTACCGCGCTGGTACATGGCCGAGTTGAGGCCCGAGCCGCACTCCCCGCAGCGGGCGATGTTCGTCAGCAGACGCTTCGTGACCGTTGACCCGACCTGGCGACCGGCGCCGGTGTTCTTGCGCGCGTCCAGTTCGTCTACCAGCTCCCGCCACTCCTCTGGCGAAAAGATCGTCTCCCACTTGCCGACGATGGGAGTGCCATCGGTCCTCTCGACCAGGTACTCAACCGGGTCAAGGCGGCCGGAGCGTTCACGGTGTTCCTGCGGGATGTAGGCCCGGTAGCCGCACAGTCGGGGATTGCGAAGGACATACTTCACGCTGGTGTAGCTGATCGTCTTGCCTTCAGGCGTCTGAGGAGCCCGCACGCCTGCCTCAGCCCACTCGCGGTGGAGAGTGGATATCCGCTTCCCGTTCAGGATGTCCCGGCGAGCCTTCCGAATGATCTCCGCTTCCACGGGATCAACGTGTTCCAGGTCTTTCCATCCGAATGCGCGCTGTCCCTTGTGCGGCCTACCGTCCTGGGCCTCAGCAAACTTCTGTCGGGCAACGCGGCGAGCGGCATCGGCAGAGAACTTGTTGGCGATGGTTACGTAAATACGAGCCTGGAACCGCCCATCGGCAGTCGTCAGGTCGTAGTCACCGGCAGTGGTGCCAAAAACCATCGGCCGACGGGCCTGCTCGTAGATATCGATCAGGCGCTCAAGGTCACGCGGCTGGCGTGCAATCCGGTCGATGTTGTAGGCGAGAATTCCACTGATGGTTCCCGTCTGAAGGTCAATGATCATGTCCTCGAACGCCTTGCGCTTAACCCGGCGCTTGTAGGCGGACGTGTCGTTGTCTTCATAGATGCGGTGGACGTTGCAGCGACTTCCCTTGGCCAGGTCGTACACGTCCTCGCGCTGACGGACGACCCCCTCTCGCCCGTCCCTCCCGTCTCCGAGCTGACCGATGTCAGAGATCCGCGTGTACCCACCCACGTCAAGCATGTCCACCCCTGCGAGCGTTGCCGCCTTCAT